CTGCGCCCAGCCCGCGGTACACCCACCCCCGGCGGAGGACCCAAGGCCGGGGGGGGTCGGGCGGAGGGGTGGCGCGCGTTACATGTTACTTGGCATGGCGCTTGCTACATGCACGCTAGGCGCTAGGCGCGCGCTTTCCGCTTAGGGGTTGCGGGGTGGCACCCTTCCCCCGCGTTGCGGGGGTGGCACCCTTCCCCCTCCCCCTTGCCTTCCCCCCTCTTGCCTTCCCCCTCCCCCGTGCAAGGGGTGCATACGGTGCGACGCTGGCAACCCGTCACCAGTGGCACGGGGTGGCGCGTTGGGGGTGCGCTAGGGGTGGCGCGCAAGGGTGCTAGCAGGGCGCACCCCGTCGGGGGGTGTTTACCTGGTGACGCACCCCGGCTTGCGGGGGAGTGATCGGAGGGGGGGTTACGGGGTGGCGAATCGCGCTTTGCCGATTCGTTTTTCACCCTTCCCCCATTGCATGACTCGCCAATGCGCAACGTGTAAACCCCCGCATAGCATTTTATGCGCGGTGTATAAGCCATTGGATTTACAGCGCTTTCGTCCGGCCTTCCCACAAAATGCATTTTTTGCGTTTTGGGGGATTGCATCGCGCAAAGTTTGCGGGTTATAAGTGGTCATCGGCGGACGGAAACGCACCGCCGACTAGGCAAAACCCTCCGGGGTGGCGGCTAGGTTCTTAGACAGAGTGAATAGGGCGACCTTTAGGGAAGCGGCGTAGACGGAACGCTGATTAAACAATCCGGCACCACTGGCGCGGCAACCCCGCAGGCTAGTTAGTGCGACCGGCCTAGTCGACAACGGCTAGGGGGAGACCCGAGGGGGTTACGGCGCATTAGACCTTAAAAGGCGGACCAAACGGCAAGCGCTGACAACGCAAGCCGGGGTGTTGAGGGACAAAAGTTCTAGGGAAAAGCGCAACTAGCATCGCCGAACGGCTTGCTAGGTTCTGGCACTGGTGCCCGCCACCTTGTGAGAGGGGGTGACGGGAAGCAGCACAACGGCTGAACGCAAAAATCCGAACGGGGTGGTAGGCCCCGGGCTTGCGCAAGAGTGTGAATTTCAATCCCGCCAAATATGGCACCACTTGAGATTTTGACCGCCGGGGGTTCGCCTCCGGCGGTTAGACCCCGACTTCCCTCGCCAAGCGCACCCCGTGCGCTTTGCCGGGCAAGTGCCCGAAACCCCCGCCAATGATGGCAATTCGGAGATACAAAATGCAGGTTATCGCTTCCAACAAGCTCAACGTCGCAATCAACTCGGTTGTGAAGGCCGGTGCCAAGTTCGGCGGCCAGCTCCACACTGTCGCCTATTCCTGCCTCGCCTTGATCGACGCCAGCGGCGATGTCCGCCCGCTTCAGCGCCTCTATGACGCCATCGGCGGCAAGGTGACGAAGGCCGCGATTGCGGCATGGGCGAAGGCCTACGGCAAGGTCAAGGTCAACACGGACGAAGAAACCGGCGCGGTGAAGTTCGCCTATGCCAAGTCCGCCAAGGGCGACCTCGAAGGCGCGGCACTGTGCGCACCCCTCGACTTCAAGCCGGACGCGGCCGGTGCCAAGGCCGAATTTGACTTCGCCGCCAAGCTCGCCTCCCTACTCAAGGCCGCCGAAAAGGCCGGTGCGCACCTCGCCCACACGAAGGCCTATCAGCTCTGCGCCGAGGCCGAGGCCGTCCTGACTGGCGGCAACGTGGTGACGGTCGACACCTCGAAGGAAGGCCGCGCGAAGAACAAGGCGAAGGCCAAGGCCGCCGCCGAGCAGAAGGCCGCCTAATCCCACCCCCTGCACCCCCTCCCCCGCGAGGGGGTGCAACCCCCTGCACCCATCCGGACGGACGCTAGGCGTCCGCCTCGACGGCTGCACGGCCGAACCCCGCCAATGATGGCACCCCCCGGAGACCTCTAACCATGATCCCACGTCACCCATACTTCACCACGCGCAAGGATGAGCAGCGCGAGGCCGCCATAGCGAAGCGCGCGATTGAGGCGCGGGCCTTCCTCGCCCGCAAGGAACTTGAGCGCCGCCAGATGGCCGGGCGCCGCGTGCTCCACTGATGGCCTTCACAATCCAGCGGGGTGGCAAAACCACCCCCTATCCCACCCTTGAGTCCGCCACTAAGGCCGCCCGCGAGATCTTCGAGAAAACCGGCGTTGTCGTCGGCATCGAGAAGGCCTGAAACCCCCAGCCCATCGCGCATCCTGGCAGGCGCGATGCACTGGGCGCTTCGCCCACCCCCGCCAATCATGGCAACCCGGAGACCACTGCAATGCGTATCCACGTCGCAACCCCCGTCGGCGACTTCGAGGCCGACACAATCGAACATGACCCAGACCTCGACGGCGAGTTCGAGGTGCTTTCCGAAGACGGCGAGCGCCTCATGGTCAACGGCTGGTGCTGCGAGATCGAAGTCCTCGACGCTGGCTTCACCCCCGCCGGCTGGTACGCGGTTGCGGCCTGACCATGAAGATCGCCTCTATCGGAGACTTCCGCCGCGCGGTCCACCACGGCCCATTCGCATGGCCGGGCGGGTATCCCTGCTACTTCATCATGGCTGACGGCGAAGCCCTCAGCTTCGAGGCCGCCAAGGAGGAGCGCAGGCTCCTCCTCGAGGCCCTGCGCGACGAGCGCGACGGCAACCACCCTGACCAGTCATGGCTTCCCGTCGCCCTCGACATCAACTGGGAGGACGGCAACCTGATCTGCGCCCACACCCAAGCCCGCATCCCCAGCGCCTACGCGGAGGATGGCGAATGATCCGCACCCTCTGCGCCCTCGCCTGCCTCCTGCAGAACGTGACCCCTGCCCTCGCCTCAGAGTGGACATTCGACCTCGTCGTCCTCGTCCACTCGGAGGCCGCAGGCAAGCACTCCGCCACCCTCGCAGGCCCGGCACGCACCGGCCCTGCCGAGCTCACCGCAACCCAGTGTGCCGAGCTGATGCTCGCCCTGACCAATGCAGGCCTGACGGCCGCCTGTGTCCCATCGGGACTGGGCCCAGCCGTTCAGGCGGAGGACTGACCATGTTCGTCGAGTACGACTGGACCTTCAACGTCTACCGCTTCCGCTTCGGTGCCGACGTGTTCACCGACTTCCGCGGCTTCCGCTCTGCCGACAGCCTCGCCGACATCAAGGCGATCCTCGCCCTCGGCAGCTGCAAGCTCGGCAAGAAGACCGACGACCGCACCTGGGCAGTCGTCGTCGCCTGACCCCTCAACCCCGCCAACTGTGGCACCCTGGGAGACCCCCGCATGAAAGTCCTCGACATCCTCGACCCCTTCTACGTCGAGCCACCAGCGCGCGACCTCGACTTCGCCTTCTTCGGCTCCATCGTGCTGTGCACCCCCCTCACTGATGAGGGCCAGCGCTGGATCGACGAGCACATCGACCCCGAGGCGCAGTGGTACGGCGCCAGCCTGATCGTCGAGCCGCGCTACATCGACAACCTCCTCGCCGGCGCCCTCGCCGGCGGCCTCGTTTGCCGGGCTGACCACTGATGGAAAAGCCCGAGCCACACCCCCGCAGCGTCGAGCTGGTCGCCTCCCTCGACGACCTGACCCGTCACTACCTCGTTACGGCACTCTGGTCCTCGGCTGACGAGAGCGACCCCGAAACCGGCGGCCTGCCGATGGATGAGAATTACGAACTCGACGACCTCGCCCCGGAGGCCATCGAGCAGGCCATCAAGGACTGCGCCGCCTTCCTCGCCAAGTGCGGCAATGCCCTGTGCGACGGCGTCCTGATCCGCAACACCAGCGGCAGCACCCCCGAGCAGATGGCAGGCCATGACTTCTGGCTGACCCGTAACGGACACGGAGCGGGTTTCGGCGACGGCGACTGGGCCGACCCCCTCGACGACATGCTCCGCGACATCGCCAAGGGCTTCCGTCAGGTCGACCTCTACGTCGGCGACGACGGGCGCATCTACGCCATGTGAGCACCCCGCCTGACGCGCCCGAGCGGCGCGTCGCACAGGACGCTCACGCCCTAACCCCCGCCAATTGTGGCAACTCAGGAGACCTCATGACCTACTACCCATCCCAGCGCCAGCTGTTGCGCCGCCGCGTCGCCATCATCGGTGCCGCAGCCGTTGTCATCGCCACCTCGTTCGCCGCCGGCGCCAGCGTCATGCGCATCGAGAACAACCTCGCCGTTGAGGACCGCTGCAACCGCACCCACGACGCGATCGCCTGCGTGATCGTCCTCGACGACATGGATGACGTCGACCCCCCACGAAGCAGCCCTGCGGCGGAGGGCACGGCCAATGGCTGACTACATCGCCCACGAAGAGACCCTCGAGCACGGCTTTGTCCTCGAGATCGTCCAGGACGACGACTCGGGCAACAACCCGCGCGAATGGGACAACGTCGGCACGATGGTCAGCTGGTCCCGCAACTACAAGATGGGCGACGAGCAGCCCAGCCGCAGCGTCGCCCTATGGCTCTACGGCCTCGCCACTGAACTCGACATCCCCGAATGGCTGATCGCCTGGCTCTACCGCGAGCCGAACGAGACCGTCGACGACCTCGCCGCCCTCACCGACTGGGATCTGGAAGGCCGCATTGAGGACGCGCCCGGCAAGCTGCTCGCCAACATCAGCGAGCGCTGCCTCATCCTCGGCCTCGGCGTCGGCCGCTACCAGCACGGCGACCTCGGCTGGTGCGATGCCGCCTACGCCGCCTCGCTGACCAGCGAGACCGGCTTCATCTACGTCACCCATGCCGACATCGCCAAAGAGTACGGGGAGGTGACCCCCGAGAACATCGAGCGCGCCCGCAAGCTGCTGCAGGGCGAGGTCGAAGAGTATTCCGACTGGGCCACCGGCAACGTCTACGGCTACCGCCTCAAGACCCCGCCCACCCTCGACGAGGATGGCGACGAGATCGAAGAGGGCGACGAGGTCGACGCCTGCTGGGGCTTCATCGGCGACTACGAGCAGAACTGCCTGCCGGAGGCCAAGGCCGCCGCCGGCTGGCACATCCGGGACTGGGTCAAGGACAAGCCCGGCATCCCGCTTCCTCGTGCCCTCGCCCTCACCCTCGCATGAGACAGACCCATGACCCACCAACCTGCCCGGCTGATGCCGGAGCCGTTCGCGGCGATCGACGAGGTCGGCCGCCTCCTATGCGCCGAGGTGATGGACCTGATGGAACGCACCGACGAGGTGACCCGCACCCCGGAGATTGAGGACATCGAGACCGGCCAGCTCTGGTCGCGAGCGTCCGGCGGGTGGCGCATCGACTTCGAGTGCGACATCGACAATGCCAACAGCCAAGGCCGCCTGCCGAAGTGCCTCGCCGATGAAGTGGAGGCCCAGCAAATGGAGGCCCTGCTGTCGTGGGTGGACCACGAGCACCCCGAGTGGAACGAGGAGCTCGAAGCGATCCGCCACCCGCGCAACCTGCGGTCCCTCTACGAGTACGCCGCGACCTACCTGGGCAAGACCAAGGCCCAGGTCGACGCCGACATCCGGAGCCACCTCTGGCGCTGGTATCACGACGAACTGACCGACGAGGAGCGCGAGGACTTCCACGAGCACGAGCGCGAGTGGATCAGCGGCTCCTACATCTACGCCCTCGAAATCGCCTACCTCCGGACCACCGACATCGGCAACCGGCACGACGAGGCCGTCATCGAGATCGCCTGCACCTTCCGTGCCAGCGAACTCTCAACCCAACACGACATCGCCACCCTGACCATCCTGCCGAGCGCCTTCTCCGAAGGCCTCTGCGAGATGCTCGCCAACTGGGCGGTGTCCCGTTTCATGGACCAATGATGCCCCGCTACATCGCCCGCGTTTACGTCATCGTCGACGCCCGGAGCCCTGACGACGCCTCCGACCTGATGTCCGAAGCGCTCACGAGCCAGCTTCAATACAAGGACGTCATCGTCGACTGGGTCTACACGAAAGACCCCCTCGGCAAGTCCGAGACGAACCACGGCTACACCTACCCGGTGGAGCTGACACCCCCGCACGCTGCGATCGACGACTTCCGGGAGCATGACGTCGACGTCATCTTCCAGGCCGCGCAGCTCGTGAACCGCCGCTGACATGGAGCCCCCATAGCCCGCGGCCTGAAGTGCCTACCCCCTGCAATCATGCAACAACGGAGATCCCACGCATGAACGCTCTCGCCCCTATGTCCGTCTCCGGCTCGCTCTCGAGCCGCGCGATGGTTGTGTCCCTCAGCATCTCGCAGTGGTCGGCCCAGCGCCTCGACCGCAGCGTGACCGAGGAGGTGACCCAGCAGAAGAACGCCGCCAAGGATGCCGGCAACTTCAACAAGCACCTCCTCCCCAAGGAGGCTCTCGGCGGCATCAACAAGATCGTCAGCGCCACCCGCGACGACTTCCTCCAGCGCACCTTGCCGTGGATGAACGACGGCAGCCGCATCATGAGGGCCGAGGCCTTCATGGCGCACTCGGCATGGTTCCAGGGCCAGAAGACCAAGTTCTTCGAGGCCGTCGAGGAGTTCCTCACGAAGTACCCTGCCTACACCGCCGATGCGCAGCGCCGCATGGGCGACATGTTCGACCCGACCGACTTCCCCCTCGTCCGCGACCTCCGCGCCCGCTTCGATATGCGGATGCGGATCATGCCCGCTCCGTCGGCCGAGGACTTCCGGGTGCAGATGAGCGAGCATCAGGCCGCAGCGATCCGCTCGGAGATCGAGGCGTCCATCACCTCTGCCGCCGAGGCGGCGGTGAAGAACGTCTACGAGCGCATCCATGAGGTTTGCAGCCGCATGGTCGAGCGCCTCACCGCCTACCGCCCCTCCCAGGGCAAGGGCGACCGCGCCGAGGGCACCTTCCGCGACTCGCTGGTGCTGAACGTCCGTGACCTGTGCGGCATCATGCCGGCCCTCAACATCACCGGCAGCCCTGACCTCGACCGCCTCGCCAGCGAGCTTGAGAAGCTCGGCCGCTTCGACGCTGACACCCTGCGCTTCAGCGATCGTGCCCGCGACGAGACCAAGAAGCAGGCGCAGGACATCCTCGACCAGATCGGAGCCTTCATCGCATGAGCCAGCCTACCCCTACCCCCGTCTTCCGGATGCACTCGGCTGGCGCCGGCGGTGCGATCGACGAGCGCGACTTGCAGGCCACCACCCGCGAAGACGCCAAGATCGAGTTCATGGGCATCTGCCGCGTTCTCAGCCTGAAGACCGCCTACGTCCTCGAGGTCGCAACCGAGTTGATCGTCATCTCGCACACTGACCAGAAGACCAACTGACGAACCCGGCCGCCGCGGCAGCGCGACGGCCACCCCTGCCCCCCGTCAATCATGACACCAGAGAGATCAGCATGAACATCGAACGTGCAGCCCAGCTCACCGAGACCTACATCGACGGCGACACCCCCGCTTTCCAGTGGAGCGCGCCGGGCATCGGCAAGTCCTCCGTAGTGAAGCAGATCGCGCAGAAGCGCGGCTGGGGCCTCGTGGACTTCCGCGCCGTCCTCCGCGACCCGGTAGACCTGCGCGGCCTGCCCACCATCATCGACGGCAGCACGGCCCGCTGGGTCGCGCCTGACGACATGCCGAACGAAGCCCGCGATGGCAAGGAAGGCATCTTCTTCATGGACGAGCTCAACGCCGCCCCGCCGCAGATGCAGGCAGCGTGCTTCGGCCTCGTCCTCGACCGCAAGGTCGGCAACTACAAGCTGCCCGACGGGTGGCGCATCGTCGCCGCTGGCAACCGTCAGAGCGACCGCGCTGCTGCCCAGAAGATGCCGTCCGCGCTCGCCAACCGCTTCGCCCACATCGACATCGAGGCCGACGTCGACTCGTTCACCAAGTGGGCCAACAAGAATGACATCGACCCCGTCCTGATCGCCTTCGTCCGGTTCCGGCCGGAGCTGATCCACGTCATGAACCTGGTCGACATGCGCGCCTTCCCCTCGCCCCGCTCGTGGGAACAGGCCGCCAAGTACGTGAATGCCGACCGCTCCATCCGCCTCGACGCTGTGTCGGGCATCGTCGGCGAGGCTGCCGGCGGCGAGTTCGAGGGGTTCATCCGGACCTACCAGAGCCTGCCCTCGATCGACCACTGCATCATGGACCCGGACGGGGCCAAGGTGCCGGGAGACGAGGACATTGCCGCCCGCTTCGCCATCAGCTCGGCGCTCGCCCGGAAGGCGGCGATGAACAACTTCGGGAACATCATGCGCTACATCAACCGGATGCCGCGCACGTTCGCCACGATGGTTGTCGTCGACGCCTGCCGCCGAGACCCCGGCCTCACCCACACCCCTGCCTTCATGCAGTGGGCTCGTGACAACCAGGACGTGACCCTCTGATGAACGACGCAATCGCCACTAAGATCGAGCGCGCCAAGATCAGGCTGATCCTTCGGGAACAGCCGTTCTTCGGCGTGCTGCTCGGCCGCCTGAAGCTGGTCGAGGTGAACGACCCCACGCAGGTCGATACGATGGCGACCGATGGCCGCCACCTCTACTACTACCCGCCTTTCGTCGAGGAGCTCCCCGACGATCAGCTCGCCGGCGTCCTCGTCCACGAGGTGCTGCACAACGCCCTCGAGCACCACCTCCGGCGCAAGGACCGCGACCACAAGAAGTGGAACCGGGCGACGGACTACGTGATCAACGCCAATGTCTTCGCCGCGGGCCTGAAGCTCCCCGAGTGGGTGCTCTTCGATGCCAAGTACGACGGCATGACCGAGGAGGAGGTCTACGCCGCCCTGCCCGAGGACGACGGCGGCAAGGGTCGCAAAGGCAACGGCAACGACCCGGGCGGGTGCGGCGGCGTCATGGACGGCGCCCCGCAGTACGACCAGGCCGCGATCAATGAGATGCGGGCCGAGATGCAGGTGGCGGTCCGGCAGGCCGTCAGCTACGCCAAGGCCGTCGCCGCCGGTCAGCTGCCCGAGTACCTGAAGCGACTGGTCGACAAGATCTTGGAGCCGAAGGTCGACTGGGCCGAGGAGTTCCGCCGCCTGGTCTCCAACTCGCTGTCGATCGTTGAGCAGACGTGGTCTCGCCCGAACCGCCGCTACCTGCACGCCGGGTTCTACCTGCCCGGCTCCATCCCCGATGCTGTCGACACCGTGGTCGTCGCCGTCGACACGTCCGGCTCGATCAACGGCCCGATCCTCAACGCCTTCTCAGCCGAAGCGGGCGGCGTTCTCGACGAGGGCCACATCGACAAGATGGTCGTCGTCTACGCCGATGCCCGGGTTCACAGCGCCGAGGAGTTCGAGCGCGGCGACCAGTTCAGGATGCACGCCCAGGGCGGCGGCGGCACTGCCTTCTCCGACACCTTCCGGTGGATCAAGGAGAACCACCCCGACGCCGCCGCCGTCATCTACCTCACCGACCTCGTCGTCACCGACCACGGCGACGAGCCCGACTGCCCGGTGATCTGGGCGACCTGGGGCACGAAGCAGACCTTCGAGCACTGGGCAGCGAAGATCCCCTTCGGCCACGCCATCCACATCAACCCCCAATAACGAGAGCACCATGAGCAACGATGACCGCGCCTTGAGCGTGGACGATCTCGTTCGCCAATTCGCCGACGAGCAGGGCCTCGACCTCCACCCGGAGGCCGACGGCCCGCTGACCTGCGGCGGCGACATGATCTGCAACCTGCTGCACTGGCTGTCGCAGGAGATCGGCATCGAGCAGACGACCCGCGCCCTGCAGAACGGCATCGGTTCCTTTGCCGTCGAGTTCGGGTCGGAAAGCCCGGACCACGAGGGCGCCGCCGATGTCGGCATCCACGTCACCGGCTGGGGCGGCGTCGACGGTAAGCGCGAGCGCTTCCTCCTCGATGTCGGACCGAAGCGCCCGTTCCAGGTCGAGGGCTTCGTCCACTCCCGCAGCGCCTACACCGTGCTGAAGGGAGCCAGGTGATGGCGGCCCGCAAGAAGGTGACGATGCTGCTCACCGTCAGCGTGCCGCGCGAGATGAGCCCGGCCGACGCCCGCCGCGAGGTGCGAAGCCTCGTCAACGAACAGTGCAACTACAGCGCCGACTACGGCGCGGTGAAGGTGCGCGGCCTGCGCCCTGCCAAGGAGCCCAAATGAAAGTGTTCAGCATCGACGTCCGGATGGTGGCGACCGCCTACATCCGCGCCGAGACCCACGAGGCTGCCGTCGAGCTCGTCCAGCGCCAGCTGCACGAGACCGGGCTCGACCTTGAGGTCGGCTACATGAACGACGTGCCGATCAGCGGCCTCCAGTACCACGACCCCGAGCTGCCGGAGGTCAGTCTTTCGCCGGCGATGACGATCGTGGGCCCGGCCGATGACGACGCCCTGGAAATGGTCGAAGACCTCACTGACGACGAGGACGACGACGAGTGAACATCCTCGTCGGCTGCGAGCTCAGCGGCCGCGTCCGGGATGCCTTCCGGAATGCCGGGCACAATGCCTGGTCGTGCGACATCCTCGGGCCAGACAGCCAAGAGTGGTGGATCTACCCGGTGCAGCAGCACCCCGACTTCCACCTCGTCGGCGACGTCCTCGACGTCCTGGCCCGAGGAGTACCCGGGCACAACCTGCCCTGGGACATGCTCATCGCCTTCCCACCCTGCACCTTCCTCTCCCGTGCCGGGCTTCACTGGAACAAGACCATCCCCGGCCGCGCCGAGGAAACCGAGCGGGCGCTCGAGTTCGTGCGCCAGCTCTTCGCCTTCCCCATCCGCCGGCGCTGCATCGAGAACCCGCCCGGCGCGATTGGCTCCCGCATCAGGCCGTGGACGCAGAAGGTCAACCCGAACTGGTTCGGCGATGACTACAGCAAGGACACCTGCCTCTGGCTCGACAACCTACCCGAGCTGACGCCCACCGCCCCGCTCATCAAGGACCGCTACTCCAACCAGACGGAGAGCGGCCAGCACAACGAACAGCGCAGCCCCTCCCGAGGGGCGCGCCGCTCCCTCACTCGCCCCGGACTGGCCGCCGCGATGGTGCGGCACTGGGGTCACCTCACCTGAAAGGATCGCCCGCAATGCCCGTCTTCACCCACCAAGAGTTCGACGACGAGGATGACGGCCCCGGCTTCAACCTCTTCCTCAAGGACGCTGCCAGCGAGCACTGGTTCCCGTCCCTCAAACACGCCGCCCTCACCCTCGAGCTCGAGCATATCGAGGAGCTGCTGCACCTCTTGACCGCAGCCGAGACCGTCGCCGCCCCCTTCGGCCACAGCGTGACGATCAGCGGCAATCACGGCGCCGCTTACTGCATGGACGTTGAGAGCCCGGAGGATGGCGAGGGCTTCAGCCCCGAATGCCACGAGGTCGAGTTCTTGGTCAGCCGAGGCCAGCCCGGCTCCGTCCGGTGGACCGTGCTGCACGAATACTCGTCCGACAAGCTGCTCACCCAGTGGCTCACCCGCGCCCAGCTCGAAGCCATGAAATCGGGCGTCGTCCCCACCTTCAACTGACCCCAAGCAGAGAGGCCACCATGCCGGAAAACACCGCGGGCAAGCGCATGCCCAACACCGACATCCGTCTAGCCAGAACCCTTCGCACCCTCGACCCATCCGTCCACGACGAGGGCGAGTGCGTGCCGTTCAACGTCACCATCCGGATCACCGAGACGGACATCATCGTCGACGTCGAGGACGCCCCCGGCGACGACCTGATGAAGCGATCGGTCTGGATCGAGCAGCAGGGCAGCTACCTCGTCGTCCACTGCTACGACGCCCACCACGAAGAACCCATCAACGTCCGCATCGGACCCGATCGCACCTCGATCGACACCGACCGCGAAGGAGGACTTCCCAAATGAAAGCCTACGTCTCCCCGAACGGCGACGCGATCGTCGCAGCCCTCGTCCTCACCCCCGGCAAGTGCGGCATTTCCGGCATCAACGACGATGGCTCGCCCGAGTTCGACTACTCGGGCACCGAGCATTTCTACGACGACTCCTACGCCAAGACGCGAGGCGGCAAGCAGCTGTTCCTCTGCGAGGGCGGCAGCGAGTGGACCTTCGACCAGCTCGTCGTGGCGGCCGACGAGGAAGAGGAGGACGAGGATGCGTGACCGCTACGGCATGAGCGGCCCTGAAGAGGGCGACAAGGTCGACGACACCGTGCTCGTCGTCGACGACGACGGCACCGAGCTCATCGAAATTCGAGAGGGCACCCTTGCCCAGCGCAAGTCGCTGGGCCGGCGGATCGCCAAGCTCCTCAACCAGGCAGATGCCCAATTCATGGAGGCCAGCTGATGGCTAAGTTCCGCGTGCAGCTCAAGGAGACTGTCACCTACATCGTCGAGGTCGAGGCCGAGGACGGCCACGAGGCGCAGGAGATCGCGGCCGAGACCTGGGCTCAGTCCGAAGACCCGACCGGCGACTTCCAAGGCAACGGCCAGGGGGTCGAGCCGATGTGGTGGGAGGCACTCGACCCGCTCACCGGCGAGCCGCTCCCCGACGGGTGGGACGTCGAGGGCGACACCCTGATCGTCCCCAACCAAACCCTTCGCGCCGGCGTGCCGCCCGGCCTGGACGACTACATCCGGGGGCACACTGCCCTCGCCGCCCAATTCCCCCGCATCCGCACCGCCGCCGGCAAGCTGCTGAAGGGCAAGATGTCCGACCTGGGAGGTCCGCACCATGACTGAATACCGCGTAACCTGGGAGATCGACGTCGAGGCCGACAGCCTGGAAGAGGCCGCGCACAAGGCCCGCTACTACCAGGTGAAGCCGGGCACCACGTCCGACGTGCTCGACGTCTATGACGCGAACGGGGAGGCCCACCGCTTCGACCTGACCGAGATCAGGGAGGAGTATGCCTCGGCCGGCTACTTCGTCGAGTTCGTCGACGACAGCGACGGCCCGCTCTGGCAGTCCGTCTTCCCCGAGGCGCAGGCCGAGCTGTCGCAGATGCACAGCACCACGTTCGACGCCTGGGCTTACCTTAAGGAACAGCGGCTCGCCCTCGTGCGGGGGCAGGTCGCCGTCTTGGGCGATTGGTCGTTCGAGGATCAGGACGCCGCCCAGCGCGACGGCTGGGACTTGTTCTCGACCGGCCGCGGCTTCCTGATCAACCGCGTCGATGACATGTCCGACGTCCGCCCCAGCGGTGTAGGCGAACCCGTCTTCGGCTCCGACGAGGAGGCCGTCGACTACGTCCGGCAGCTGGCCTCCAAGGGCCTGCCGATCGCCATCAAGGCGATCGCCATCCACGAGCTGAACCTGCTCGATCCCGACTGACCCTGCCTGCCCCCTGCAACTGTGCAACCAAAGGAGACCACCCCTATGGGTGACCGCATCTACGCCAATATCGCCATCCACGGGCACATCGCCACCGTCGACGGCCTCGAGGAAATCCTCAATGCGCTGAACACGATGGACCTGAAGTGCAGCGAGGATAGGGGCCGCACCGCCCACCTTCGCGGGTTCGCCGCCGCCCTCGCCAATGAGAGCTCGCCCCTCTTTGAGGACGACGAGGTGAACTACGGCGACCTGTCGACGGTGACCGAAGTCCTGCAGGAGCTCGGCATCGGCTACGAGCGCTACTACGACGCTACCCAGGGCGAAGAGCCCGGCAACAGCGTCTGGTATCCGGGCGACGAGAAGGAGACCCACAGCGGCGCCCGCGACATCAGCGGCTGGGGAATGGAGAAGCTGCTCGAGGAACCCGACCTCGAGGCCGCCGTCAGGGCCAAGGTGGCGGAGCTCAAGCACGCCGCCGGCGCCGACCTCCCGAAGTTCACGGTCAGCGATGAAGTACAGGACTACCTCGTCGTCGAGATCGGCCGCGCCACGGTGCTCGCAGCATGAGCGCGCTCCAGACCGGAGGCTTCACCCGCCTCCACGTCGAGGCCGCGCTCTGCATCTGGGAGGACATGCTCGCCGCCTACACCGAGCACGGCCGGGCTGACAACGCCAAGCCGATGGAGGACGGGCAGCACGCCATCTTCGCCTCCGCCTGGGAGAACCACGGCAGCGTCGAGATGCGGCACGCCGCCATCGACCTCGGCGGCCCGGCCTGCGCCGCCTGGAACGCGATCCCCGAGGACGATCAGGAGCTCTTCGTCCCCTACGACTGGGAGTTCATCCCGTGGTTCGTCAACCAGATCGAGTGGATGCCCGGCCACCCGATCGCAGTGGAGGAGAACGGCCGGCCCTTCAGGGTTCCTGCCGACATCGATAGTCGCGTCGCCGACGAGATCATCGTTCGCCGGGGGCGCAACGCCGTGCTGCGCGGCGTGGGCGGCTGATGGCAACCATCAGCGCCCGCACCTTCGTCGACGGCCGCATCGACGATCAGGGCGGTGGCTGGACCTATCTCACCTACCGCGACCGCGGCGCCAAGCGCCGGCGCCGCCACTGGGAGCTGGTGATCCGGCCTGAAGGGGTCGTTTCGGCGACCCTGGACCGATCGAAGACCGACCACGGCAAGTTCAACCTCGCCTGTATCCTCCCACGCAAGGTCGCCTACGCAATCCTCGCCGCCGCGATCCGCGACGGCCTCGTCCCCGTCAACAGTGACACCTGAGAGACCCACATGAACGCGATTATGCCCCGCGCCACGATCGAGCAGATCGTCGGCTTCCGTGACGCTGCCCTCCAGCTCTATGGCATCGCCTACGACAAGCTCCTCGAGGCCGAGGAAGCCGTCGCCGCTGCCAAGGCGATGGCCGGCAACGCCTCCCCCGGCATCAACGGCTTCAACTACGGCCACGAGGGGGAGATCAAGCGCTTCGACGAAGCCATCAAGCTCCCCAACCGCGACGAGTATCTGCGCACCGCCCGGAAGCTCATGGACATCAACGTCTGGGCCTACATCATCGAGCGCACTGACCTCGAGCGCCTGATGGATGCCGAGGCCAAGAAGCAGCTCCGCAGCCAGATGGCCTACGTCCCCGACCGCGTCGATCGGCGCGGCCAGCTGATCACCGACGAGGAGGCGGCCAAGGGCCTCCCCGAGATCAGCGTCGAGAACGTGCAGGCCACCATCCAGCAGTTCATGCTCGATGCCGACATGATCTTCCGGCGCGGGCTGGCGAACGTGTTCTCCGGCCTCGATCGCCGCTTCCGCTCGCACGACGGCTTCAAGGTCGGCTCCCGCATGATCGTCAACTACATCTGCGACCGCGACCACGGCCGCTTCAGCTGGGGCAGCAAGCGCGACCAGCTGCTGGATGTCGAGCGGGTCTTCTACGTCCTGGCTGGCGAACCCCTGCCGGCGACCGGCACGATCGTGCACCTCATCGAGCGAGACCGGTCCAACACCTTCTCGCCGAAGCAGAGCGAGATCGAGTCGCGGTTCATGAAGATCCGCATCTACAAGAACGGCAACGCCCACCTCTGGTTCACCGACAAGGGGATGGTCGAGAAGGTGAACAAGGTGCTCGCCGAATACTACGGCGAGGTGATTGGAGACGGGAACACCGCCGAGGCCGACCCCTTCGCCGAGGTGAAGCACCTGCCCGCCCGCTACTACGGGTTCTTCCCGACCCCGGACGAGGCCGGCGACAGGGTCTTCGATGGTCGCGGGTCGCGGCACTACAGCAGCGGCATCCACGTCTTCCAGGACAAGGACAAGCCCCGGCTGCGCATCCTCGAGCCCAGCGCCGGCACCGGCAACCTAGCCCGACGCTGCATCACCGTCCCCAGCAAGGCCGGGCGCTACGCCGAGCAATACAGGTACGACAACCTCGTCGACTGTGTGGAGATCCAGCCCCACCTGGCCGCCGCGCTCGAGGCCGAGGGCCACTACAACCGGGTGTTCTGCATGGACTTCCTGCAGCTCGATCCGGCCAGCACCCAGCCCTACGACATCATCGTGATGAACCCGCCTTTCGACCGCGAGCGCGACATCGACCACGTCATGCACGCCGTCAAGTTCCTGAAGCCGGGCGGGAAGCTCACCGCCATCATGTCGGCCGGCACCGAGTTCCGCGAGACGCGCAAGGCCATCGCCTTCCGCGAGTTCGTGGCCTCGCTCAATGGCGAGTTCGTCGATCTCCCGGCCGGCTCGTTCTCCGAGGTCGGCACCAACGTCAACACCCTCTACGTGACGTTCCGGACCAAGGCATGAGGGCGTCGCACTTCAAGGTGGTCGGCGGGCGCATGCCCGCTGGCCTCCGCCTAATCTACCGCCCATTCCCCGCTTCCGCACCGCAGAGCTTCGACCTCGACCTCGAGCCCGATGGCTACAGGTTGACGAAGGCTTTCGGATCGAAGCCGGCGAGCTGGGCGAAGACCTGCGCTGCCATCGCCGCCGCAATTCGCGATGGCTACATCCCCACCAATAGGACACCGACATGAAGCTCAAGATCTTGCTGGCCGCACTCCGGCAGACCATGCGCCACCTTATCCGCCCCACCTACATCGTGATCTACGACGTCGACGTCGGCGGGGAGGCGCGGGAGGAGTGGTACGGCTACTTCTCCACCCCCGAGGAGGCCCGCCGCATGTTCGGCGAGGCCTTCGGTGACGACGAGACCGTGGGCAATGCCCATCTCGCCATCAAGCTCCACACCCTGCCGAGCCGGCAGCTGGACTTCTGATGGTCACCATCTCCGCCCGCACCTTCCGGTATAGCCGGCGCCTCGATGAGACGATGTGCATCCGGTACTACTTCGTGGACCAGCACAACCTCACCCGAGAGTGGGTGCTGATCCACTGGAACGACACCCCGCTCTGGCAGGGGGTGAAGATGGACAAGCGGCGATCGCCCGACTTTCCCCACCGCGTCATCCTGCCCACCCAACTCCAGCACGCCCTTATGGCCGCGCTGCTGCGCCACCGCCGCATCGTCGCGGCCGCCAATGACCCCGCAAAAAGTTGCACCTAGGAGACAACATGTTGCCCATCTCAACCACGCTGCTCGAGCTCGCCCGGCCGCGTACCGACGAAGAGATCGTCGCCCAGACCAACGTCCTGGCCCGCCTCGCCATGAGCTACATCGGCACCGGCTACGAGGTGCCCGAGGGCCACAAGTTCTACGAGGAACAGGATCCTCGCAGCCAGAAGGCCTGGCAGTTCGCCTGCGAGGTGCAGGAGCTGCTCACCGCCACCGACCCCAATGATGCGGTAATGAACTTGCCGGAACCGGAGCCGCGGGCTCGGTACGAGGTGCTGCCCTACCAGCGCGACCACGGCGACACCTACGTCATCGTCGACACCGTCCGCGACGGCAATGTCATCGCCCGCTCGATCGACAACTCCCCGGAGGCCATCAACGAACTCCTGGGCATCGTCGTGACCATGAACGCCGCCGAAGAAGAAGGGGCCTGACCATGAAATACACCGCAGAGATTTCCTACGACCTGCCCGTGTTCGTGCACCGCACCATCGAGGCCGACAGCCCCGCTGAGGCCTGCGAAAAGGCGATCGAGATCGACGACTGGAGCGGCGAGCGCTTCGACTACGAGAGCGCCGGCCCGAACCGCGTCACCGGTCTTTGGCTGGGCGAGAACGCCGCCTACGAGGGTGAGGCCGTCCCCACCCCGCCGGAGCCGATCGTCGCCACCTACGATGGCGTCCGCGCCGTGGTGCAGCACCACTTCGACGAGGCGGCCGCCGCGATCATGAGCGGCATCCCCGGCGACACCGCGCCCGAAATGCAGGTGGCGATCGACGCGGCGATCGACCTGCTCGCCAAAGCCATGCTCGACATCAGGATCGCGAATGCACCCTGACCTCTACCCATACGAGCAGGCCAAAACGGGCGGGGTGAACTTCAAGAGCCGGTGGGGCCCCGGTCCCGCCGAACGGTTCCGGAAGGCCAGCGCCGGCGACTTCCGGCGCCTCGCCTCCGGGGACTTCAACAGCAAGAACCTCCTCGGCCTCGGCACCTACGCCTTCGAGTTCAGCACGATGAGGCACCCGGAGCTGGAGCGCCATTGGGCCGCGTTCAAGGCGTTCTTCAGCATCAAGGGGATCACCGACAAGCCCCCGCTGTGGCCCGTCACCGGCACCATCTGGGCCAACGCCCCCGCTCTGATGTTCGAGGGCGACGGCCTGGCCTGGCTCGTCTTCGTGGGCCGGCATGGCACGCTGTGGGAGCCCATGCACCTCTACGCCATGTGGAGCGACGGTCGCATCCTGATGCGGACGTGGTGCCCCGATCACCTGCAGGAAGACCTGAAGCCCCTCATCGGCGGGGTCGCCTTCAAGATCGCGAAGGCGACGCCGTGGGTGTGCAAGCGAGACCTGTTCTCCTGATGCCCCGTCCCCTGACCGTGGGGGTGTGGGTGCGCTTCTTCCGAGACTTCGACCTCAACTGGTCGATGATCGGCACCATCCCGAAGGACACGATAGGGCGCATCAGCGAGATCAACGACGACGGCGTCTGGGTGAAACTCAGGCGCTACAACCCGGACCTGGATGAGTGGGACAACCAGGTGCAGCTCTACGACTTCCGTCCCGAGAATGACCCCACCTGGGCGGGGTGCTGGATCGAACCAGCGCAGCCCTCGAACTGACCCCCAACACATCACTGGAGACTACCCAATGCGTGCAGCCAACCCGCAGATCGCCGCCTTTTTCCATGCGCTGGAAGACCTCGGCATCCAGAAGCGGATCCTCTGGGAGACGAGCCGCCACAACAACGGCGTCACCGACACCTTCATGGTCGCCTTCGCCGGCACCCCGGCGCCAGCGGTGAACACCGCCATCGTCATCGACTACGGCATCGGGAACGGCTTCGGCTTCTTCCCCGAGAGCACCAACATCCACATGTCCGACGACGTCGAGCTCGTCGCCGAAGGTCCGAACGGCATGGACCTCCTGGTCAAGGACGTGCTGGCCTTCACCAAGGCCACGGACACGCCGTTCTCGATGGTCCCGTTTATCGACCCGGCCCGCTCGCCGCTCCGCAAAGACCTGATCAATGAGGAGCACAAGGAGACTATCGAGGCGATCGACGCCGGCGACCCCGTCGAGGCGACCGACGGCCTGGGCGACCTGGTCTACGTCGCGGTTCAGGCGGCCATCGTCTACGGCCTGCCCCTCGCCAAGGCGTGGCGCCTGATCCAGCGCAGCAACATGGCGAAGGTCGACCCGACCACCGGCAAGGTGCGCCGGCGGCCGGACGGCAAGATCTTGAAGCCCGACGGCTGGACCGCTCCCGACATCGCCGGCCTCATCGAGGCAGCGATGAAGGCTGCCTGATGCCCGCGATCAGCCCCACCCCGTGGCGGCTCCTGGTGGTCTGTCGTCGGCAATCCGACGGCAGCACCGAGGTAGTCGCCCACTCCATCGTCGACGCGAACGGCAAGACCGTCTCCGACGACTTCCGCGATGAGCACGACGCCTTGCACGTCGTCACCCTCGTGAACCGCAACGCCGACAGCCCCGTCCTCTCCGTCACCCGCATCGACGAGGAGGGCTACCCCATCGAGCCAGACCGCAACGCCCTTCGCGGCTTCCAGACCTTCTAGGAGACAGCATGAACGAGAACCGCAACGACACCGGCGCCGAAGAAGGCAAGGTCGCGATCGAGATCCTCACCTCGATCCACACCGCCGACACCCAGACCTCCCTCTGCCGGCACAAGGAGGACGGGACGTTCTTCCTGGCGACATCCGGCCCGACCGGCGGCACCACGATCTTCGCGGACCCGGAGGAGTTCCGGAAGTTCGCCCGAGGGATGCTCAAATCCCTGGCCCAGCTCAACTAGGAGGCCGCAATGGCAAAGCGCGAAACCAAGGGCCAGCAGGTCAAAACCTTCACCACCCACGAGCCACAGGAGGACATGGGCCACGTCCCGGTGTCGGTGAAGGTCTACTTCAAGGACGACCAGTTCTGGGCCTATCTGCCCGAGCATATGAGGCAGGTGGTAGAGAACCTTCCCCTCTTCAGAGAGGGACGCCACACCAAGAGCAGCTTCATGCAAATCCGGCTGTCCAACTCCGGCGACAGCATCAGCGGCAAGATCGTCGACCATGTGGTCGATGGCTACAAGCAGGTGCTGCTGCAGTATTTCCAGCACCTGACCGACCTGACCGCCCGAAAGGTGATCAAGGTCACCTTCGCCGCCAACCTGCCCTACAGCCACGAGCGCCACGCCGCAGGCAAGCAGCACGCCCCTGCCCGCGGCGGCGGCCACTGGGTGACCGCAAGCGACATCAGCTTCGTCGGATCGCCCGCCGTCCATCTCAACTACGAGATCCTCTGGCGCGCCGGCGACGTGCTCTACCGCAAGGTCGGCGGCCACCTGATGGAGCCGCGCATGCAGTACGTCGAGAACCCGTTCCTGCATGTGAAAAGCCCGGAGGCCCGGCAGAAAATCGAGAACCGCCTCCTCGAGTGGACAGCCGAGAAGGAGGAGTTCCTCCGGCAGACGGTCGAGCGCCTGACCACCCTCGGCTACCTGATGCTCGACTTCTTCGGCGATACCGAAGCCAACCTGCAATACGCCCTGACCAACGGCGGGCAGCTCGCGCTGCCCCCGTCGACTGCCCCTCAATCGTGAACCTTTGGAGATAGAAATGCAGTTTACCTTCTGGACCCTCGCAGCCGACTGTGACGAAGGCCTGATCACCGACGCCTTCCTGACCCGAGACGACGCCCTGGCCGCCCGCGAAGGGCTGCTGCGGATCGACTGGGAAAGGTGGGGCGAAGGCGAGTTCCCCGGCGCTGACGAGGCTCACGACAAGCTCTCGGGCACCGTGGGCTACATGGACAGCTACAGCATCACATCGCACCGGCTGGAGATCCCGGAGGCGGTCACCCTGCCCGATTGGGTGGCCGGCCTGGTCAATCGCATGGCGACCGTCGAGGGCGTGCTGCGGAAGATCGTGGAAGGTAAGCGCGAAATGATCACCGCCGACGAGGCCCGGGAGCTGGCGAACAAGCTCTCGGTGCCCGTCGAGGTGCAGACCGCGTCGACCCGGGTAGCCTTCGAGCTCGAGGTCAAGCACACCGCCCGCGGCTTCCCCATCATCGAGTTCCAGGACCGGTACGACCGGAAGTGCACCCTGCAGGACAGCTCTCTCGCCACCGAGGCGTGCGTCTGGCTGGGCGACCAGGAGACGACCCGCTCGCACCTCACCCAGGACATGGTCCGCGACTTGCTGCCGGCGCTGACCCGGTTCGCCGCGACCGGCTCTATCGCAATCGCTCAAGAATAGGTGTATGTGGTGAACCTTCACTTCCAGAAGCCGCAGAAATTGAAACCCTCCAGCAAGTTTTTCGCCAAGGCTAAGCCGACATCCGACGGCCGAGGGTTCTACGGCCAGTTCTCGGCGCCGGGCCTCGTGCCCGACCTGGTCGGCTCGAGCAAGCCGCAGGTCTTCCCGTCAGAGGACGCGGCCCAGCTCGCCGCCTACCAGGCGCTCGAGGCGGTGCTCAACGCCCGGCTCGAGATGCGCATGGGCCAGGACCGGGTCGAGAAGATGAGCGCGGCGGAATTGTCCGCCGCCCTCGACGCCGCCGACATCACCCCCACCGAGCTGGCCTACATGGTCCACTCGAACCGGGTGATGGGGTGGCTCGACGGCACCCACGACGTCCCGCACATGGTCCGCATCATCGTGGGCCTGTGCAAGGACGACGCGGAGAACATTGAGCGGGCGGAGCGGATCACCGCCGCCGCCGAAACCGAGAGGACACGCTGATGAGCAGGTTCAAAACCTGGATGGAGCGTATGGGCTTCAACGGCAAGCAGGTGTCGGCCGCCGGCGAGGCGATCGGCGTCAAGTCCTACAACACCGTGAAGGTCCGGATCATCGACAAGGACGACCTGTCCAAGACGGAGCTGCTGGCGATGGCCGCGCTCCGCGCTGGCCTGGAGCCCTGGTCGGAGGAGACGGACGGCCAGCTCCTTAAGACCCGCCGCCTGATCGAACTGACCAAAGAGGCGGCATAGTTGAAGCCTCTGCGTCATGAACGCCGCCTCGCCAGCCGGAGTGCAGCGAGGCGGGGCGAACTCCTGCCGCCCGTCCGGGAGCCCGGCTTCTACTGGGTGCATCTCAGTACCGGCGGCGACTGGCAGCCCGGGGAGTACGACGGCCGCCTCTGGTGGCTGCCCGGGGGCGACCTGCCCCTCGACGACGTCGACCTGGTCAAGGGCGAGCGGCTCGTTCCGCCGGCATAAACGAAAGGGCGGGGATCACTCCCCGCCCTTCTTAATTCGTCCGTACCTTGCGCCGGGCCATCGCCCCTGGAACTCGGGGTAGCGCATCAGATCGTAGTGGACCCCCAGCGTGTCCAACCCACAGAGCACCCGGTTGAGCATGAGCTCCCGATGTGCCTCCGCCTTTTTCTTCTGCCGGCGACGCTCGGCCCCGCTCTTCGCCTTCCGCGTGGGCTTCGGCGCCTCGAGCAGCCACTGATCGTTGATCAGGAACGCCTCGAGCAGGTTGTAGGTCTCCCAGGGCATGTGCTCCCGGAGGCGGCCGAGCGACTGCATGGCGTAGATCTTCATGTCCGCAACCGTGCTGCGGCTGCCGCCCCCACCGCCACCGCTGTCGCTGATCGGCTTGGCCGACAGCGCCGAGAGCTGGGCCCGCTCGACGTCGTCGCGGAACCGGAAGCCGGCTTCTGCACGCAGCATCGCGAGCTCCTTGTCCTCGCCCTTGCGCGCCAGCTGGTCGGTGAACAGCAGGTTCTCGAACGGAGCGCCGGTCGCCTCGAACGGGGTGATCTGCCGGACCTTCTCGGAGATGGCGCGGATCCTCGCGGTGCGGCCGTCCATGCCTGGGAGCGAGGCGCGCAGGTTGCCCTGCTCGCGCCCCGTAACCGGCACGACGGGCGAACCCTCGCGCCCCTCGCGGAGCGCCTTCAGACGGTTGGCGATGCTATCTTCGTCAGCCACGGACTTGATCCCTCGTGAGTGGCAGCGGGGTCCAGTCGATGCGGTCGAACATGCCGCCGTCGAGAGCGAGACCGTCTGCGCCTTTGCGGATCGCTTGCAGCTCAACCAGCGCGGCACCCCGCGCAGCGTCGGTCATGTCCGACCGGTTGGGCCAGGGCGAGCGGGTGATGATGCCGGCCAGCTGCTTCTCGCGCAGCTTGGTCCAGTGCCCGATGGTGGTCAGGGAATGCCCTTTGAGCCAAAGGACATAGACCACGTACTTCATGCCCTCAGAGTGCGGCATCGCGGAGCGCTCCGAAGAACCCGAACTCGATGTCGGGGCGTCCATGCTGCGCGATTTTCTTCGCCACCTGCTCGGGCTTCTTCCACGCCTTGCTCGGGAGCGTGACGCGCCGGTTCAGGATCGGCAGCAGTGCGCGCGCCGCTGCGGCCTGGGCCGCGTCCCTGGAGGGGAAGACGTCCACGTTGTTGGCGGCATCGACCAGCCAGAAGACACCCTCGAAGGGCACGTCGATCCGGCACGCGAACATGTCGGTGAACTTCTTATGCGGGATCACCCGGATGCTGTACCGCTCCGGCATCTTAGAAACCGAGGTCACTGATAATCTCCTCTTGGACGGCCCCATCATCCTTTGCCGCGCCCTCGGCCTCGTCAGGCACGCGTGCAACTTCCTTGGCCCACTTCGGCAGGCCCAAATCCCAGGCGATGCCTAGGGTCATGTCGCGGTCGATCATCCCGAACTTCACCAGCTTGTCGCCGCTGCGGGCGATCGCGCGGGTGACGACCTCCTTGCGGCGTGCCTCGTTCTCCTCGGCGCTGGCGTCCGGCTGATCGGTGTAGGTCCACTTGCGCATGAGCTCGGCGAACACCGCCGGCCACGGCACGACCTTCTGCACCTGCCGAGGCAGCTGCAGCCCAGGCGGCGGGTTGACGCCGTGCTGGTCGATCGCCGTCTTGATGCTGCGGTAGAGCAGCTCGTCGTTGTTGGTCAGGCGGAGGCGTTCCATCGCCTGCTGCTCGCGGCCGCCCTTCGCGGGTGCATCCACCACGCACGAGGTGACCATGTCGCCGTCGGCGTCGTAGCCGACCTCGATCTGCTTCAGCACGAAGTGCCAGGAGACGCCGTCGGCGCCCTCCTTGTCCTTCACCAGCTCCACCTTGCGCTGCCAGCGACCGTTCGCGTCCTTCACGTCGAGCTTGGAGACGAGCAGCACGTTGTCGACGTTCGCCCGGATCGAGGTGTGGCCGCGCAGCTTCTTCCCGTCGGCGTTCATGTGGTGGACGATCACCACCACGGTCTCGCACTCCTTGGCGATCCGCGAGGCGCGGGCCAGGATCTTGCTGACCTCGCCGCCATCGTTCTCGTTCGCACCCGGCGTGGCCGTGGCGAAGGTGTCGATGAAGATCACGCCGATCGCGATGCCGTAGTAGTTCCGCCAGGCCTTGCACTCGGCGATGAAGCTGTTGGTGTGGTCGTCGTTGTTGTGGAGGTCGAGCTCGCCCGGCAGCAGCACGAACGGGATGTCCTCCTCGATCTTGTGCTCGATCCGGTAGGCGCGCATGCGCTTCTTCAGCCCAAGCCCGCCCTCGCCCGCCTGATAGATCGCGAGACCCTTCTCGACCTTGCGGCCCTCGTAGTCAGCGCCGCGGGCGATGGCGAACCCCAGGTCCGTGGCGAGGAACGATTTGCCGGAGCCCGACTCGCCGCCGATGATCGCGACGCCGTACTTTGCGAGCAGCCCCTTCACGCGGTGCTCGTATTCGCGGCCGGGCTCGTTCATGCGCGACCACTCAACCGCGCCGAAGCGCGACTGCGGGGGACGCGGGCGCCAGTCCGACACCTTGTCGGCGAGCGCGAAGAACTGATCGCGCGTACCGCCCTGCTGCACCCACTCATGGATGTCGTCCTTCGCCTTCCGGACGGGGAGCTCCATCACGCGCACGCGCTTGGCGACACCGCGCACCGACGAGGCGACCAGGTCCGCATGGTTGCGGCCCGACTCGTCGTTGTCGGGGATAATGATCAGGTCCGCGCCGGCGAGCAGCTCTGTGAAGCCGTCCTCCCACTTCTCGGCGCCCATCGCGTTGGTGGTTGCGCAGAGGCCGATGGAAACGGCGGCCTTCACCGCCTTCTCGCCCTCGACGAACACGATCGGCTCGCCGCGAGCGATGGCAGCCTTGATCTCGGGCAGGCGGTAAAGCACGCGGCGGACGTCTCGGATGTTCCACACCCAGCCCTCGCCCTTCGCCTCCGGGTGACCCGGCTCCTTGCGGCGCTGCCGGAATGTCTTCTTCCGCTTGCCCGACTCGGCGTCGATCTCGCCGCTCTCGAACCGGCAGACCTCGTAGAGCTCCTTGCCGTTCTCGTCGGTGTAGCTGAACCGGGCGACGAGCTCGCCGAGCCCGCCCTTCTTCTGCTGCTGCTGATGCTGGGGCCTATCCCGCTCGGGGATGGGGAAGCCCTTGGCCTTGAGCCACTCGAAGGCGTCATTGCCCTCGAGGCTGAGTTCCGCCTTGATCAGGGACAGGACGCCGCCCCCGGTCTTCGTGCGGTGGTCGAACCAGGTGCCCTTCTCCAGGTCGACGGAGCGTTTGCCGCTATCGCCCCACCGGAGCTCGACGCCGGGCTTGGAGTGATGGTCATTCGGCGCGCCCCACAGCTCGCGGGCGACACCCTCCATCATGGGGCCGAAGTTGATCTCCTCGCTCATTCGGCCGCTGCCTTCTTCTCGTCGAGGATGGCGTCGATCTTGGCGACGACGCCGCCCCCGGGCATTGAGCCTTGCTTGCGACGGACCGCCTCGCAGAAGGCCCGGAAGCCCTCGGTGTCACGGCTGATGTAGTGGAAGGCGTTGACGACCGACCGCATGGCGAGCATCTCGCGGCGGTTCTTCTCGGGCGTGACACCATCGTTATGCTTTTCGCGCCACGCGAGGTGCGAGTTCACGCACGACTCATAGTCGGCCTCGATGAACAGCAAGACCTCGGTGATGGGGATTTGCTTAGACATCTCAGCCCCTTACGCGACGGGTCGGGCCCTTGCGGAGCCAGCGGTGGGAGGGTTCGCCGTTATGGCCGCGACTGAAGACCGCGATCACGTAGTCGATCGCGCCGGAGTTCGGCTTGTGGCCGGCCATGATCATGGCGCCGGGCGGCATCGAGGGCTTGGGTGTGATGTTGTAGATGCACGAGAGCGGGGTGCTCTCGAGGAAGTGGCTCCGCTTCTCGCCGAACACCCAGCTCGCCTGCATCACGATCGCGAACTTGCGCCGAGCGAGGCGCAGGCCGTGGCGGATGTAGGGGTATGGCTCTTCGTTGCAGAGCTTGAAGGGCGGGTTGGTGCAGATGTTGTCCGCCTCGTCGGTCGACTGGAGGAAGTCCTCCTCGCGCTCGACGATCGGGAAGCGGGCGATCAGGTCGCGGGCTTCCACGGTGTAGCCGGCAGCCCGGGCGGGGATGACGCAGTTGCCCATGCCGCAGCTCGGATCACGGATCACGCCATCGAACTGCTCGCGGGCGAAGAACCTCTCCCACACCCATTGCGGCTCGACGTACCAGTCGTTGGGGTCGCGCTCCCAGACGTGCGCGTTCTTCTTCTTGGTCTCCGACATCTCACACCCCCGGCAGGCGGAAGGTCTGAGCGATGCCCTCGAGCAGGCCGTCCTTGCGGCCGACCACGAGGCCGTTGGCGATCAACGCCCGGGCCGCGCCTGGTGGGAATGGCTTGTGATCTGGTTCGGTGTGGTAGAGGTATCCGCCACCGACAACGGCCTCCTCCGCCTCGCTGGCGGTGCGCACCAGGATCTTGCCGACGAGCGTCGGCATGACCCTGATCGCGCGCTTCAGGCCAGCGTCCATCTCCGAGTAGGACAGCTTGGCTAGCCCTTCGGGCGTGATGGCAAAGAGATCCTGCTCTTTGCGCACCAGCCCCCGCTCGAAGGCCCAGCGCAACGGCACGTAGCGCGGGGAGATCTTCTGCGGGCCTTCGGTCTTCAGCTTCGCCAACAGCTTAAGCCGCGGCGACGTCACGCTCTCCGAGAGAGCGCGCCCCTTCCTAGTCATGCCTCTTGCCCCAACAAATGGCGGGCTATTCGCCCCAGCCGATCAGGCCGAAATACAGGTGGCCATTCCTGCGCAGCAGGCGGGCAATTTCCGCCGGCGTCGTCTTCAGCCCGGTCGCCTCCAGCGACCAAGCGATGTCCTCCGGCTTCATCCTCCGCTTCGCCATTTCGGCGATGCGGTCCATGTCAGCGATGGAGAACTTCAGGTTGAGGTGGGCGGTCGTGCGCTCGCCCACCTCCAGCGGCTCAGAACGGAATGTCATCGTCCATGCCGCCCTGGAACGCCGGCTGCGACTGCTGGCTACGGCCGCCACCGTTGCCGCGATTGTCGCTCTGGCGGTCATTGCTGCCACGGTTGCCGTCACCGTCGCGTGCGCCGTCCAACATGGTCAGGGTGGCGCCGAAGCCCTTGAGGACGATCTCGGTGCTGTAGCGGTCGTTTCCGCCCTGATCCTGCCACTTGCGGGTCTCGAGCTGGCCCTCGATGTAGACCTTCGCGCCCTTCTTCAGGTACTGCTCGGCCACCTTCACGAGACCCTCGCTCCAGATGACGATCCGGTGCCACTCGGTCTTCTCCCGGCGCTCGCCGGTGTTTTTGTCGCGCCAGCTCTCCGACGTGGCGATCGACAGGTTCACCACCTTGCCGCCGGCCTGAAGGGTCTTCACCTCGGGATCCTGCCCGAGGTTGCCGACGATGATCACTTTGTTGACGCTGCCCGCCATTGCTATGCCGCCAGTTGTTGGGAGAAGCGCTTGGCGTTCTCCGGGTCGTAGAAGGAGACGGCCCAGGCCCACACGGCCAAGGCGTCGGTTTGGTCGAGGCTGCGGACCTTGTCGTCCACGAACCCCAGCTCGATGCAGCGCTTGCGCGACAGGAGCTTCATCTGGTCGCCGGTGAGGCGGGGCCGTTTCTCGCCACGCTTCAGCTTCGGCTGCGGAATGAAGAAGGTTCGCACCTTCCCCTGGTGGATGATCTGGACCCGGTATCGGTTGTTGAGCCGGGCGGCCGATCGGAGGTTCGCTTGGATCCCATTGAGGAGCTCGATGGTGTGAACCGTCGTCTTCGTGCCGGGATGGATAGGGGCTTCGATGGCGATCGCCTCGGGGTCCCAGTCCTTGATTGCTTGATGCATCCAGCGCCATGCGCCGGCGAAGTAGGCCTCGTGCTCCGCTCCCTCACTGGCAAATCGCCCGTGACCCGAGAGGGGCATTCCGTCGGTGGGCCCGAAGGCCCATCCGAACTTTGAGGCCGCGTCGATCGCGAGCAGCCTGAGAGCCATGATCAGTGCTTGGTCTGATCACCGTTGAGGACCGCCTCGCCCTCAGCCTGCTCGGCGTCGTGAGCGGCCTGCGGGTCGGGAGTGAACGCCGGCTCAAACGGCTGCTCCTCCTGCTCTTCCTCGTCGTCGTCCTGGCCGGAGAACATGTCCTGCTGGACCGGCTCCTTGTACCGGGCGAAGACCTCGGCCAGGCTGTCGAACAGCGGCTTGTGGTCTTCGTCGAGTTCCTTCTCGAGGGCGTCGATGTCGGCCTCGAGGCCTCGACGCTTCAGGATCTTCGCGAGCACCTTGCGGGGGATGCCCCGCTCCTTGGCCTCGTCGAACGTCTCCTTGATTTCATCCCGCTTTTTGCGGGCGAAGTTCATGTGGGTCGCCTTGCTGTTGGCGATTTCCCCCTCAAGCCCTTCGATGCTCTGGATGAAGGCCGCAACCTCATCCTGGTCGAACATGTTGCTCATAGCTTCCTGCTAATGGGTGGCGTGGAGGACGTGCCGCGCGTGAGTGAGCGCAGCTTGCGCCTCTGCGATCGTGCTCGGATCCATGCGCAAACCAGCGCGCCGAGCTGCCTCAAGTTCACTCTCCAAGCCCTTCATCTCTTTCGTGAGTTCCTGGATGAAGACGTTCTGCAGCGCGCGGTAGATGCGCGTGGAGACGTCCTTGACGCGCCGACGGGCAATACCCTCGACAGCTCCGACGGTGAGTTGTTTGTCGCCCTCGGCGATCGCCTTCCAGGCGTCGACCTTCGAGAAACCGTAGGATGCAGCGAAACGCCGCTCCAAACCTTCTACCCACGCCGTCGCCGTCACGAGGTCATCGGCGGCCGCGGTGGTCGGTAATGAGATCGAGGTGGTCATCATCATGGGTTGCTCTCCGGCAATTTGTCCCGACGGTGGGGAAGATGCTCCGCGCAGAAGCGGATACTGGTTGGCGTCAGGAGGGGTTGGCAGGCGCCGGCTCCGCAGCCGGAGCGATCGCCCCAGATGCAGCGTCAGCAAGGAACGTCTCGAATGCGCGACCCACCAACGTCGAGAACTTGCCGCCGCTCTCGATGCGGGAAACGGTCGCCTGGGTCACGCCGACATGCTTGGCGAGATCCACCTGCCCCCAACCGAGACCCTGGCGGGCGGTCCTAATCCGCGTTCCCAGTGTCTGAGTTTCGTTTGTCACGAGGTATTTCTCCGGTTCGGATGCAACCAAACCTTATTCGCAACGTATAAAGCTCGTCAATACGACATGCATAAATGCCTCGCGTATATTCAACGCGGAAATCAGAGGATCGGGAATGCCTCAACGCGCTCAAAGACTTAGGCAGGCTCGCATTGCAGCGGGCTTCACATCTGCATCCGCAGCGGCACGCCGTTTAGGCGTTTCAGTGCCGACATATTCCGCCCACGAAAACGGTGGCCGGGCATTTTCTGTTGAAGACGCAACCATTTACGCCAAACGATTCGCCGTCTCCCTCGAGTGGCTACTCACCGGGACGGGCGACCTAGTGCCCAAGTCCGACGGGATGCGGGGCACTCCGGTGGTGGGAACCATATCCCTCACCCACTGGGAGGAACGGAAGCCCATAGACATCCATGCCGCTGTTGCAGATTCGTTGCAGATCACCGTCGTGGCCGGCGGGCCCGATGCGAACTGGTTTGCTGTAGGCGTCTCGGAGGACACGGACTGGGCCAACTACTCCGCAGGTGACTACCTGCTGGTGCGAGAGGTCGAGGAAGCTGCCCCCAATACGCTCTGCATCTGCGAACGCACAGGGTTCGGCGGACAGCTGCGACAACTAGTCCCGGCGCAGTGCGTCCAGGTCGAAGGTTCTTGGACACTTGTGCTGCGCTCCAGCAACGCTGAGATTGACGGCGTGTCGCTGGGTGAAGATGGCCGCTTGCTCGGGCAAGTCGAGGCGCTTTATCGCGCGCTGTAGCCTACTGACAATTCTATCAGTTATTTACTACTGTTCGTGGAAAGGGGAGAGGGGTGCTCTAGCACCCCCCTCCCCCTCTCCATTCTATCGGATAGGTCTGTAACCATACTCCGCGAACGCGCGTGACCGGTCAAGGCTGGTTTATGCGTTGTGGATAAAATTCTAACAAACTTATACGTTGCGTATTGACGGGGTGGGTCATCATCGGTAGCTTGCGATTATTCGCTGTGAATAAGCGCAGCACAAAACCGTTGGCGGCGGACCTTGGCAAACCTTCTCCCATTGGGCCTTCATTTCGGCCTTCCTGACGACGTCTACCATGCTGACCCAGCACTCGGGTCGACCGGCCTCAAGGCCGTTTTCAACGACCCGATCCAGTTCCAGTTCGACCGGCTTTACCCAGCCGAGGAAACCGAGAGCTACGAGAAGACTTGGGGCTCGGCATTCCATGCCCGCACCCTCGAGGGCCGCGAGGTGTTCGACGCAAAGTACCGCGTCGCCCCCGATCCGAAGACCTTCAAGAACCTGATCGTCACCGACAAGGACGTGAAGCTGTGGCTGGCCGAGAACGGCGTCAGCACCCGCGGCACGAAGACGAAGGCCGATCGCGTGAAGCTGATCCGCGAGGCCGACGCCACCCAGCCGATCTGGGACGTGATCAAGCAGCAGTTCGAGGATAGCCTCACCGAAGGCGTCACCGGCATCACCGCGAAGATGGCGAAGGAGATCCAGCTCGCGATCGAGTGGATGACCCGGCACCAGAAGCTCGCCGGCGTGATGGACGACGGCGCCTTCTACGGCGGCTCGCCCGAAGTCTCGCTGTTCTACGAGCACGACGGCGTCCGCCTGAAGTGCCGCTTCGACTACGTCTACCCCGGCCTGTTCGTCGACCTGAAGTCGTACCGCCCGTGGCGGCCGCGCGAGACGCGGAAGAACGTCATCAAGGCCATCCGCGATTTCCGGTACGACCTGCAGTCGGCCGCCTACCGCAAGGGCTTTGCCCGAGCCCGTGAGCTCTACTTCGCCGGCCAGCTCGCCATCCACGGCGAGCCGCCGACGGACAACTTCGTCGACCTGCTGTTCCAGAAGGACAACATCCAGTGGCTTTGGCTGATGGTCAAAGCGACCGGTGCGCCGACGTCCACCCTGGTCGAGTTCCCCGACGAGCTGCACGTCTTCGAGGCGGCAGCCCGCGAGATCGAGCACGCCATCCACATCTACAAGTCGATGGTTCAGCAGTTCGGCGACGACAAGGACTGGATGCCCGAGCCCGATGTGCTCGTGCTCGACGACAGCGATTTCCCCGCCAATTTCGGCATCTATAGCTAAGGGGCTCCCCATGCAGGACTACGATGAAGGCCGGGACATCGTCCCGGTGCGCGAACCCAATTTGCCTGCCAATCGCCCAACCGGCTCGGCGCTGGTCTCGGCCTCCTCGCTGCAGATGCAGCTGGACGCGGCCCGTGCCCACCCGCGCGACGAGATCGCCGTGATCGCCAAGATCACGGCCCTCGCCACGATCGACGAGGAGGCTGCTGCCGAGTGCCTCTACGCTCTGGTGCGCGGCAAGAAGAACCAGAAGCGCAGCGGTGGCGACGACGAGGAGAACAAGGCGATCGAGGGGCCGAGCATCCGTCTCGCTGAGATCGCCGCGCAGAAGTACGGCAACTGCCGCTACGAGGCGCACATCGTCGAGGTCAACCGTGCCGAGAAGTACGTCGAGGCCGAGGGCATGTTCCTCGACCTGGAGACCAACTCCGCCTCGAAGGCGACGGTGCGTAGGCGCATCTCGACCAGGAGCGGCGGCATCTTCTCCGACGACATGATCATCGTCACCGGCAACGCCGCGTGCGCCATTGCCAAGCGCAATGCCATCCTGGCCGGCATCCCCCGGAGCATCTATCGCCCGGCCTACCAGGCTGCCCGTCGTCTGATCGCCGGCGACGCCGATACCCTGCCCCAGCGCCGCGAGGACGCGGTCAAGGCGTTCGGTATCTATGGCGTGAAGCCCGAGCAGCTCCTCGAGCATCTCGGCGTGGACAGCCTGACCCAGGTGACGGCTGAGAACCTCGTGACCCTGCGGGGCATGTTCCAGAGCCTGCGCTCCAGCGAGGTGACGGTCGAGGAGATGTTCGCCCCGGACAAGAAGGCCGTCGACAAGGATTACGATCCGCTGGGCGATGCCGCGAAGCGCGGCGCCCTTCCGGCTGGGGATAAGTCTGTGGAAACCGGCACCGTCGAGACGCCTAAGCTGACCGACGAAGAGCTCGACGCGCTGTTCTCGCAGGGCAAGCAGTTCAAGGCTTCCGGTGGCGAACCGACCCCTCCCGAGGGGCTGTCCGAGCAGGCCGCGCAGGTCTGGCTCAACGGCTACCATGACGAATGAACTAGGAATTTGTCCCTAGACTTGTGCATTAAAGCATAGGTATTCATTCCTCGATGTTCTCCTGACGTTCACGTTTTTCGTGGGCGATCAGAGGAACCAACGCCAAAATTTGTCAAATCGGGTGCTCCAATGCCCTTCTCGCGAATGCGGGTGATCGACGCAGAAACCACCGGCTTCCAGGACGATCCTGGGGCTCGGCTCGTGGAGGCCGCGTGGTGCGACATCGACCTGAATACGCTGACGATCTCAGCTCCTCGGGCCATGCTCGCCAATCCCTGCTGCCCGATCCCGGCGCAGGCGTCGGCCGTCCACCACATTGTGGATGCCGACGTGCTTGGGGCTCCCGTGCCTGCGGCGGTTGTGGAGTTTGCGACTGAAGGCTGCGGACCGGAAACGGTCTTCGCCTCCCACAACCGCCGCTTCGATATGCATTTCGTTAAAACCCCACCGGGGTCGCAGTGGGTGTGTTCATATAAATGCGCAAAGAGGATGATCCCCTCTGCGCCGACGCACTCGAACCAGGGCCTCCGTTATCACCTCGGCCTTGCCGTCGACCCCGTGCTGTCTATGCCTCCCCACCGTGCCGCTGCCGACGTCCATGTGACCGCCCACATCCTCGTCCGGATGCTCGCCAAGGTCACGCTCGAGGAGCTGCTCCTCTGGTCGTCGCAGCCCGTGCATCAGCCGACATGCGAGTTCGGCAACAAGCACAAGGGAGCCCGCTGGGCGGACGTCCCGACCGACTACCTGAAATGGATGGCCTTCGAGGCTGACCGGATCGACCAGGACACCCGAGAGGTTGCGCTGATGCACCTCACAGATCGGGGTTTCTAATGACCGGTATTGGAAAACGTCGACCGCGCATTCGCGACGATAGGCATTTGGAGTTCATCCGGACCCTGCCGTGCCTGCTCACCGGACGCACCCCGGTCGAGGCCTGCCACATCCGCTACGGGGATCTGGCGAACGGCAAACCGGCCACCGGCATGGGAGAAAAACCCGATGACGAATACGTGGTTCCACTCCACCCCGACCTGCACCGCGAACAACATTCGATGAGCGAGCGGGTCTTCTGGGAGCGACAATCGGTCGATCCCGTTAAAGTTTCACGGCTGCTCTATGCAGTGAGCGGCAATTTTGAAGAGGCAGCCAAGGTTTTGCGCTTGGCGCGGATGAACAGAAGGTTCCAAAAAAATGACTGAGGGGAAGCTGGAGATTTCAACGTCACGGGTGATCGAAGAGCTGACCGGCTATTCGAAGAGCCGTTACTTCACCCAGGGCACACAGGACGTGTTTGCCGCTGCGGTTGAGCTTCTTCGCAACGCCTACGACCTCCCATTGTTTGATCACGTGCACCGGCCCGGTGACTTCGCTGTGAAGCACACCGGCGTGGAGGTCCAGACCTCCCAGCCGATCAAAGAGGGCGACCGGCTCACCATCTATGTCGAGGAGGGTGGGAAGATATACGCCCGACCCGACGACGAGTTCCGGGAGCGCTTCAAGCCCAAGGCTTAAGCTCCTGACGTAGCCGCCTCTTTCCTCCTCCCGGGAGAGCGGCTGCGAGGGCCGCGCCGGCATGCAACGGCGCGGCCACCCCCACCATCACACCGATCGGATTTTCGCCGTGAGCACTTCTCCGGATGGGTTCGTCTACGCCTTTGAAATCGACAAAGGGCTCGAGCGCCGCCGTCCAGGGGACCGCGCCGTGGCCCTGCAGCCGGTCACTCCGCGGATGATCCAGGGGATGTCCGACGAAGAGCTGAAGTTCGTTGCGACCGTCATCGACGACGCGCTCGCCCCCATGTTTCCGAGGTCATAAATGCCAAAGTGGTCGCCCCAACAAGATGACGCCCTCGTCGCCGCTGCGAAGTGGCTCAAGGACCCATCCGCCTCCCAGGTGTTTCGGTTGTTCGGCTGGGCCGGCACCGGCAAAAGCACCCTCGCCAAGCACCTCGCCGATGACGCCGGCAAGGTCGAATACGCCGCCTTCACCGGCAAGGCCGCGCTCGTGATGCGCCGCCGTGGGTGCACCGGCGCGCAGACCATCCACAGCCTGATCTACCGTCAGGAAGACGATGGCCCGATGTCGCAGGGCGGCGAGCCGAAGTGGCTGCTGAACGACGAGTCGGCGGTGCGCGCTGCCGATCTCGTCATCATCGACGAAGTGTCGATGGTCGACAGCACCCTCGCGATGGACCTCCTCTCCTTCGGCAAGAAGGTGCTGGTCCTCGGCGATCCCTTCCAGCTGCCCCCGGTTAAGGGCGCGGGCTTCTTCACGGCGCCCGAGAACACCCCCGACATCATGCTCACCGACATCCATCGGCAGGCAAAGGACAGCCCGATCATCCAGATGTCGATCGACATCCGCGAGGGTGGCGGGCTCGACTATGGCACCTACGGCAGCTCGAAGGTGATCAGGCGCGACGCCATCGACCGGCAGGAAGTCCTGCTCGCCGACCAGGTGCTCGTCGGCACCAACAAGACCCGGCAGTCCTACAACACCCGCATCCGCTCCCTGAAGGGGCGGACGGGCCAGATGCCGGAGCGCGGCGACAAGGTCGTCTGCCTAAAGAACAACAACACGAAGAAGCTGCTCAACGGCATGCTCTTCAGCGTCGACAACGTCACGCCGGCGAAGCGCGGGGACATGACCCTGCTGCTCTCCCCGGAGGACGCAGGCCGCCGCGTGGCGAAGGCCACCGTGAACACCAACCTCGCCTTCTTCGAGGACCGCCAGGAGGAGTTCACCTGGCAGCAGCGCAAGAAGTACGAGGAGTTCACCTACGGCTACGCGCTGACCGTCCACAAGTCGCAGGGCTCGCAGTGGGACAGCGTCTACCTGTTCGACGAGAGCTTCGTCGCCCGCGAGCAGCCGGCCCGGTGGCTCTACACCGGCGTCACCCGGGCGGCCGACAGCATCACGGTGGTGATGTGAATGGCGCGCACCCCCTGCCTCGTCCCCTTCTGCGGCCGCACCACCAAGGAGCCCTACTCCGAGTGGATCTGCGGCAAGCACTGGAAACTGGTGCCGGCTCGCATGAAGAGCCTGCTGCGCCGCCTGCGCGCCCGCCTTCGCCGGCGCTCGGACCCCAAACTGACCACGATGGAAAACCGGACCTGGCAGCGCTGCAAGCGCGCGGTCCTCGAGCGGAGCGCCGGGCTGTGAACGACATGACCCCAACGAAGGAACGCATCACCGACCTGGTGAACCACATCTACTACCTGACCGGCGCCCTCGAGACGCTCGACCGCCGCTGCACCTTCCTGGAGATGGAAAACGCGCGGCTCTGGTCGCGGCGTGGTGTGGCGAAGGTTCCGCATCTCTTCCTGAAGCTGTCCCACCTCGAGTGCGAGATCGTCTCGTTCCTCCTCGAGTTCAGCGCGGCCAGCCGGTTCGAGCTCGCCATGCTCCTCTACGAGGACGCGTCGCAGGCCGCGCAGATGCGGGCCACGACCGTGATGAAGAACGTCCGCAAGAAGCTCGCTCCCTACGAGATCGAAATCCACACCGTCTTCGGCAGCGGCTACGCGCTGTCGGGCGGGTCCAAAGCCATCCTCAACGCTCTCCTCGAGCAGCACCACACAGGGGCATCCGCATGAAGATCATCTCTCTCAAGGTCGAGGGCTTCGCCCGCGTTAAGGCGGTCGAGATCCAGCCAGATGGCAACGTCATCCGCATCACCGGCGCCAACGGCCAAGGCAAGAGCTCGGTGCTCGACGCCATCTGGGCCGCGCTCGGTGGCAAGAAGTACGTCCCAGAGGCGCCGGTCCATCTCGGCGAAAAGGAAGCACTGCTCGAGGTCGACCTGGGCGACCTGCAGGTGACGAAGATCATCCGGCAGCGCGACAACGACGAGCCGCTCGAGATGCTCGTGGTCAAGGGGAAGGACGGCAAGAAGTACGCGAACCCGCAGTCGGTGCTGAACGACCTGATGGGCGCTCTCACCTTCGACCCGCTCACCTTCGTGCGGGCCAAGCCCGAGCAGCGGTTCGCCCTGCTGAAGCCGCTGGTGCCCGACTACGACTTCGACGACGCCGAGGCCCGCCGGAAGGACGCCTACGCCGAGCGCACCGACGTCAATCGTGACCTGAAGCGGTCCGAGGCGCAGCTCGAGGCCATCGTTGTCGACGACAGCGTGCCGAGCGAACTGATCGACGAGGCGGCGCTGGTTGCCGAGCTCGAAGCCGCCGGCGCCGAGAACGCCAGGATCCAGGAAGCCACCCACGCCTACCAGACCCTCCGCGACAAGATCAGCACCCGCGAGGCCGACGTCGAGCGCCTGAACCGTGAAGCCGAGGAGCTGCGGAAGCAGGCGGCGGCGAAGGAGCAAGAAGCCATCACCGCCGACCGCGACGTGAAGGGCATGCGGGCATCGCTGATGGACATGCCCGCCCAGCCCAACCCGAAGGACACGTCCGAGCTGCGCGAGAAGATTGACGAGGCCCGTCGGCAGAACGAGGTGATCGGCCAGAACATCCGCCAGCGCCGCCAGCGTGCCGCCCTGCGCGGCGAGGTGGAGGAGCTGCGCAAGAAGTCCGAGGGCCTCACCCAGGCGATCGACGACATCAAGGCCGACCAGCAGAAGGCCATCGCCGCGAGCAACATCCCTGTCCAGGGGCTCACGCTCGAGGACGACGCGGTGCTGCTCGACGGCCTCCCGTTCGACCGCGCCTCCACGGCGCAGAAGATCACCGCCTCGGTGGCGATCGCCTCGGCGCTCAATCCCAAGCTGCGGGTGATCCAGATCCGCGAAGGCTCGCTCCTCGACAGCCAGGCCCGCCAGCTGATCGCCGAGTTCGCTGAGAAGCACGACATGCAGTTCTGGATCGAGGAGGTCGACGAGACCGGCGACGTGGGCTTCTACATCGAGGACGGCCGGCTCGTCGCCGCCGACCTCAAGGCCGCGGCGGAGTGACCGGCTATGAGCAAGCCTCTCTCCGAACTGATCAACACCGTCGAGGGCCTGCTGCGGCAGCGGGCGGATGATCGTAAGGGCGTCGACAGCGCCCAGAGCGCCCTCCGTCGCACCGAGACCGCCCTCGCCAATGCGCAGAACGAACTCGGCAAAGGCCTCGAGCAGGCCGGCCTCGTCGGCAGCGACTTCCGGCTCGTGAACAAGCAGACGGCCACCAAGGGGACGCTGCATCAGGTCTTCGGCATCGTCCATGAGGACAGCTGAGAGCGACGCCTACGCCGCGATCCAGTGGGACGCGGAGGCGGGTCAGGCGATTGCCTGGCCCCACTCCATCCGCTGGGCAGCGGAGGACGTGATGGGTTGGCTCGGAGCGGTCTACGCCCGGGCCGGGGAAACAGTCGAGGAGGGATGGGAGCGCGCGAAGGAACGCGGCTGGACCATCTACCCGGTGAGGATCAGGGGGAATTTGCAATGACCAGGTGGGAGCGGGAGCTCAAGGCCATCGTGAGGGCGGCGTGCCAGGACTTCGATTTGTCCAAGACGCGGAAGGGTCACTTCAAGGTGACGCTTCGGGGCCCGAGGGGGAGGGAGATCATCTACGTCGGCGGGATCCTGAAGGACACCCACGCCGTGCACAACGTCAGGGCCGAGATGCGGAAGCGGGCCGAGCTAGTAGGAGCATTGTGAAGTGAAGTTCGAGTTGAAGCGCCATGAGCTGTCCGTCCTCCACGGCCAGCTGCGGAACCTCCGGGGCGTGCCGCTGCGGCAGCAGCGCAAGGAGATCATCGACGTGGCCGAGGCCGCCCTCCCGAAGGGCGCGCCAACCCAGTTGTTCCTCGCCATCGGCAGCGGTGGCGAGATGTCCCAGGCCGGCGCCGCCCAGTCGGTGCTCGACCAGGTGATGCCGGCAGCGACCTATGTCGTGCAGTCGGCGAACACCCCCGGCGGCAAGGTCTACACCGCAGCCGTCGAGCTGTTCATCATCCACACCGACACCCGGCACCACGTCGTGGCGCAGAACATGGTCTCGGGCGGGCTGGCGCTGATCACGGCGACGATCGGCTGCCTCGCTGACATCGCCCGCAGCGGCGTCACCGAGCTGCAGGCCGACACTCTCAGGGCGGGCGGACCGATCATCCCGTGACCCAGCCCGTCTCCAGCATCCGCCTTCCCCGGGCTCTGAAGCTGCTGCTCGGCCCCTCCTTCTCCGAGGCCGTGCCCTACGACCTCCGCATCGAGGGCGTGGGCGAGGACACCTTCGTCCGCGTCTACAAGCGGCCGGACACCTACGCCGACGTCTGGCGTAGGCAGGAAGCGATCGACGAGCTTCGCGCTCCCGAGCCCGAGCCGGAGGAGGAGCCGGAGTATGTGCCGCCTCCCCAGCCCGACACCGCTGCGGGCGAGGACTGCAACGCCCGGCTCTCGCCGGACGGCACTCACTACATCCACAAGCACGACTGCCAGCGGGCGATCGAGCTGGGCCTGCCCCGCGAGCCCGCCCCGGCGCCGACGCCGTCGACCGACGACGAGCCGCCGTTCGACCCGCCCTACATGTCCCGGGCCGAGTTCGACGCGAACAAGCCGGAGACCCCGCCCGCGCCGGCCGAGCCGGAGATGAAGGGCGGCCGGCTGGCGATGCGCGCTGCCATCCTCTGCGACGAGGGCGGCTTCCGGGTGTTCCTCGGCGCCGCCGACAAAGACCACGCCGCGGAGATCATCCGCACCCGCTGCGGCATCACCAGCCGCCGTGAACTCGACCACAACGACCAAGCCGCCGCCGCCTTCCGCAAGATGACGGCAGACTACGACCTCTGGCTACGCGACGAACTCTGAGCATGAAGACCTCTTCCGCCCCCATGACCGCCGACCGCATCGAGCGCCTTATGCTCGCCGTTGCGAAGCTGATCGACGCGCGCGGAGACGCCTACCTCCCCTTGTTCGAGATGCTTGAGCGCGAGCTCGAGAAGGCGCAAGAGAGGGGAGGCAGTCTGGCGAGGGCGCGTCGCCTCCTTCAGCAGGCCGCGAGACCGTGACACAAACCGTGCCACAAACCGGGGCACAGCTAGATGACCACCCATGCCGAGACCGCCAGAAAAGCCCCGTGAAAGCGGGGTTTTTTCTTTTCTCAAGAATGGTACTTGGACGATCCGGGCGTACCACATTGGACACGGCGGGCGTGCCAAAACCTCCCCTCACTCTATTCAGCTAAACCCCCGCAAATCCGGGGGTTTCAGGCCCTTCATACCGCCTAAATATACATGGCGTATTGACGTTGGGTCTATAACCGTGACACAAACCGGGCGCAAACCGTGACACAAATATGCGGCTGGTATGGGCTTCAAGGACTACATCTGCGCGCGAGCAGACGGCAATTTGATGTTCCGCCGGAGGGTGCCGAAGGAGATCGAGCACCTCGATAGCCGGAAGGAAATTCGTACCAGCCTGAAGACCAAAGACGAGCACGTTGCCGCGATCAAGGCGCGCGAGATCAACGAAAAGCTCGAAGCCTACTGGGGCGCACTCCAGCGGGGCGAGGATGCGAAGACCCCCTATGAGCGATACTTGGCCGCCGTCGACACTGCTCGCTCGTTCGGCTTCAGCTACCGCCCGCTCGACGAGCTGATGGCGGGCGGGCTGACGCCAGACCTAGAGGCCCGCATCCTCGCCGCCGAGAAAGTGGTTGACCAAGCGCCGGCAGCGGCCGAGGCCCTTCTTGGCGTCGCACCCGAACCCGATCTGATGCTCAGCGGGCTCTACGACGAATATGCCAGCCACAACTCCCTAAAGCTCGCCGGCATGTCGCCGAAGCAACGGCACATCCACGAGGGGCAGCGGCGGACCGCGATCAAGTACCTCATGGAGGTGCTGAAGGGCGACAAGGCCCTCAAGGCGATCGTGCGCAAGGACGCGCTCGACTTCCGGGCGTGGTGGGTGAAGAAGGTCGACCGGGACGGGCTCACGGTCGAGGCGCCGAACAAGTCGTTCTCGAACATCAAGGGGATGCTCACCGTCATCGACGCCGCACTGCAGACCGACTACAGCGCGGTGTGGACGAAGCTCAACCTGGAGGGCAACACCAAGACGAAGGCCAAGAAGGGCGTGCCCTACCCGCTCGACTTCATCCAGAACCAGCTGCTCGCCCCCGGGGCGCTCGACCGGATGAACCATCAGGCCCGGATGGTGCTCTACATCATGGTGGAGACGGGCTTGCGGCCGAGCGAGATCGTCAACCTGAAGCGGCAATACATCGTGCTCGACCACAAGGTGCCGCACATCGTCATCGAGGAGCGGACGGACCGCGTCCTCAAGACCGACTCGGCCGTGAGGTCGATCCCTCTGGTGGGCGTCTCGCTCTGGGCGGCCAAGCAGTGCCCCGACGGTTTCCCGGCCTACTTCGACAACTCCGACTCGCTGTCGGCCGCGGTGAACAAGTTCCTCCGCGAGAACGGGCTGCGGCCGACGCCGCGCCATTCCCTCTACTCGCTGCGCCACAGCTTCCAGGATCGCATCCTCGCGGCGAAGGCGCTGGATCGCGTGCAGGCTGACCTGATGGGCCACTCGATGGATCGGGAGGAGTATGGCGAGGGCGCGACGTTGGAGGCCAAGCTCGAGGTGCTCGACGGGATCAAGTTCAGGTGGGCGGTGCCCGACGACTCGACTCGTGGCGCAGCCGCACTATCTTAAGGGCATGCCGAGACGCACGCCGAAAGAGACCCTCCAGATCAAGCGGCTCCCTCAGAAGGGGGACAAGCTGCCGTTGACGGTCGAGGTCACCCGCACCGGCCGGAACACCTGGGACACCGGCGACACGGTGACAATCCGCATCCCCGGGTACGATTACCCGGTGACGATCCGGGCCAGCGCCCTCAAGGGCGATGAGCAATAGAGAGCCGAAGACCCGCTACGGGTTCCCCGAGCTGATCGACCCCTTCACGCCCTTCCCCGCCGAGCCCCCTTGGGATGAGCCGATCTACAAGCTGTCGGGGTGGTGGCTCGAGGTGCGGTGCGGGACGCACGGCATGACGGGGCTGCCGCTGCGCCTGCTTGCGGCCACCCAGGGCTGGAACCGGACGCTCCGGGAAATCGTCCCCCTACTCAGCTGCAGCCAGTGCAAGGCCGCGCCGATGAGCGTTGATTTCGTTAGCGATATTGGGGGAGAGATCGGCCGCTACGGGCACAAGGTGGCTTGCCACCATTTGCTCGAGGTGCGATAGGGCGAAAAAACGGAGGAGAATATGCGCGCTCTCGCGATCGCCCTGATCATCACCGCAACGGCGGCGTCGGCCGAGGAGCGGCCGGCCTGGCTCGAGGACGGCGCGATGCTGATGAACGGCAAGGATATGAGCTTGGAGATGGCGATCGGGGTCGCCGATGATGCCCGCCGAGCAGTGCTCAAGGCTGGGCTCCCGTGCGAGACGCTGGGCGAGGCCGAGTACGACATCCGCAGCCTCCCCGACATCCGGGTGAGCTGCGATGGGTTCGTCCACACCTACACGCTGTCTGGCGAGTATGGCCGCTGGGAAGTTTCGCGGCGCTGAAACGCGAAAAGACCCCCCAGCCCGCGAGGGCCAGGGGGTCTCAGTCTGCCTGCTTCTTGGAGGTCACAGGGGCTACGCTCGATCGGGCGGCTTCAAGATCTTGATGCAGACCTTGGTCACGCCCCGATCGTATGGGAGGTCGAACGCAGCTCCGGCCGCCTTCGACAGGTCGATGATCCGACCCGGGTGAAACGGGCCGCGATCGGTGATTTCTACCTTGATACTGCGGCCCGTCGCTTGGTCGGTGACCTTCACGATCGTGCCGAAGGGCAGTGATTTGTGTGCCGCGGTCATCGCGTTCTCATTGAACCGCTGACCGGACGCCGTCTTCTTGCCGTGGAACCCTGGCCCGTACCAGGACGCCCCCCCGCATTCGGCGGCTTGTGCCTGACCCCGGCCGAGAAGCAACAGGATCGCGACTAGGGCGGCTACGGTGACGAGGAGAGCCCTCCCCGCCACCCAGCTGCGCTTGGCTGCGTACTTAAGACTGTGCCGCATCATCATCCTTCTCCGGGTTGGGAGGGATCACGACGAAGTCGGCAGGCCGCGGCGTGCGCAGCTGCCGGCGACGTTCGCGCCAAAGGTCGATGAGGAAGCCAGCGACGAGGATGCCGCCGGCGCCGATCATGAAGCCCGCGAGGGACTTGGCCGAGTTGGGGTCGATTTTGCTGAAGTCGATCAGCGGACCCATGAGGGGGAAAGCGGCCGGGCCGACGAACACAGAACAGAGCGCACCCACGAGGATGCTGATCAGTCCGTCGGGCCACTTCTCCTTCAGCGTCGCCCAGCGGACGATGCCGCCCGCCACGCCCGCAATGAGAAGCTGCCCGGCCCCGTCGGGGAGCCAGGTAAAGTCGAATTTCATCACGGAGCTCCTGTCCGTTCTGAGTGGGAAGGCGACGCTGTGGCGTTAGAGTTTTGGGGGAGCGAGGCCCTTGCGGATTGCCTCGCCGTAGGCGTAGCAGCCGTGGATCCGGTCATTGACCGGCCCCTCGATCAGCTTCTCGTACCGCTTGATCACCGTGACGGCCTCGGCACCGACGACCTGCGACTCGGGGAGCTTCTCGAACCCCTGGTTGCAGATGTCCGGCTGGCGCTCCGTGCGGACGGGTGCCTCGGCTACAGCCTTGGCGGCGGCGTGGTCGACCTGGAAGGAGGTCGGGCTAGTGGCGCAACCACTCAAAATCAGAGCGATCGAGCTTGCAGCTGCGGCCAGCAGCTTCGAGCGTTTGCTCATAGTTCGCGATGTCCTGTTCGAGCTGGGATTGCACCTGTCGGTAGAGGCTGTCCCGCGCCTCGGAGGTCTTCTTGAACTCCTCGAGCGCGGCCTCACCGACCGCTTGGTAGTGGGCCTCGGCCGCCTGGCGGGCGCGGTTCTCCGCGTCCACCGTGCGGATCGAGCACGCGTGCGCCTCTTGCTCCTTGGCGAGCTGGGCAACGCCCGGGTTCTCGATCCAGAAGTTGTAGGCGAGCATGCCGGCGACGACGGCCAGGGCGAGGCCGATGACCTTGAGGTCCATCACTCCGCCCTCGTGCTCTTGTCGACGACGCAGAAGAACGGCAGCCGGTAGAAATGGCCCGGGTAGCCGATGTTCACCGCCTTGACGTTGAGCAGGTTGATGAACCGGGCCTGCTGGTCGCGGTCGAAGTGCTGGAAGTAGAACTTCGCGTGCAGCTTCGCCGAGGCCGTGCCCCAGATCTTCCGGCTGTACCGGTTGGTGATCATCTCCCAGATCGACAGGTCGGTCCGGTTGGGCTTGCCGGTCACCACGTTGAAGGCCGGGCCGCTCTCGGACCCGACCACCACGCGCTTGCCGGCGTTGGGGTTCGGCAGGTCGACGTAGACCTTGTAGCTCTTGTCGGTCGGGCCGAACTCGACCTTCTCGGCGATGGCAAGGAACACGTCCTCGGGATGCATCGAGCCGCAGTATGAGCAGCACCGAACACCATCCCGCATGTCCCACTTGTCGGGGCCGGGGAACATCCGGTCGGCCATCGGGTTTTCCGCGCGGCGCGGGCAGAGGTGGTCGGTGCTCTGCATCTACGCCTCCGACCGCGAGGGCGAGGCGCTGGTGATCGGCAGCTTGGTGAAGCCGATCTTCGAGGGTTTGTCGTAGCCGGTGGGCCAGCGATAGCCGACGACGCGGTCCATCTTGAACGCCGAGTATTTGAACTGGTCGTCCTGGTTGGCGCCGTAGACGATCAGCTCGCCGGCGCTGTTGCGGCCGACGACGATGCCGACGTGGCCGAGGCCGCTGGTCGGGCTCTTGCGCCAGAAGGTGACGATCGCGCCGACGGCCGGGCCGCCGAGCATCTCGCCCCACTTGTCGAAGGAGCGCGCTGCCGGGCTGCGAGGCGACCGGATGCCGATCATCTCCAGGCTGCCGCAGAGCGCCGAGGCGCAGTAGGCGGTCTCGTCGTCGTTGATGTTGAACAGGCGCTTGCCGTCGAAGCGGCCGTCCCCCCAGTCGATGAGGTCGAGGATCTTCTGCTCGTGCAGCTTGCCCTTGATCTCGTGGATGCCTTTGAACTTCTCGAAGTTCGTCAGCCACGGCGGCGAGCCCACAATGGCGGTGGTCATTGTCGTTCTCCTTGAAACAAAAAACCCGCCTCGAAGGGCGGGTCTCTTGGGTTGCTGGGTTGGGGTCGCTTACGCGGCCACCTTCTCGAGGCGCATGTTGCCCCACCGCACGGTGCCGTCGACGACAGCTCCAGGGATGGTGTTGATCACCATGCGCGCCCGCATCTGGGTGACGGCGCCGGCCGGAACCGTGAATGGCCGGGTGACCATCAGCAGCGTGCGGCCGCCGTAGATGCCCGACGCCGGCATCGGGCTGGTGTCGATCGGCCGGAGGGCCGAGGACGATTCGGCCACGCCGCCCACCGTCTTGGTGGTGCGGAGCGTCACGCCGCAGATGCCCGTCATGGTGGTGCCGAGCTCGACATCGCAGACAGCGCGAACCTTATCCCCCTCGGCGAAGTTGGCGTTGGACGCAGACTGGTAGATTTCGAGGTTCTGGTTGGCCGTAGCGCCGGCGGTGCCGCCGAGAACGACCTGCTGCCAGTCGTTGAACCCAGCCCTCGCCACCTTGGAGAATGCCGTCGTCAGGGTGCCGCTGTTGAAGGCGGCGTCCCTGGTCGACGTGTTGCTGTCGCCGAGCGAGCCCGTCGAGGCAGCGTCCTTGGTGCCGGCCGTGCCGATCATCCCCGGGTTGGGGATCAGATTGCCGCGGGGGTTCTCGGTGGCGTGGTAGAGGCCGCCGGCGTCGTAGTCGGCGTGGATCCACTTCCTCGGGAACATCGCGCGCAGGACAGCCGCGATCGCCGCGCCCACCTTCGCCGCCCCGATGGGGGCCAGGTGGGTGCCGTCGTAGGTGTTGACCAACAGCATGGCGCCGTCCGACCGGGAGAGGTCGGCGAGCAGCGGCCAGGTGTCGATCACCGTCACACCACGGCGGTTCGCTGCGACGTCCAACACCCAGCGGCGAAGCAGCCGGTGGTAGTTGAGCTGGGTGCCGGTGATCAGCCCGCTCGCAAAGGTGGCGTTGCCGCGCGGGAACTCCGTCGTCAGGATCACGGGGATGCCGGCCGAGTAGCAGGCGTCCAAGATCTTGATGAGGTTGTCGATCGAGTGCTGGGCGGTCCGCAGCTCATTGCTGTTGCGGTCGTTCGTGGCCGGGCACGGCAGCACCACCGCGGACGGCTTGGCGGCGATCAGCGCCGGCAGCCGCGCGACGATCTGGTCGGTGGTGTCGCCGACGACGCCGAAGTTCAGCTCGTGGGGGAAGGTGAACTGCCCATCACTGAGCAGGTTCGCCCAGGCGCACGAGCCGGTGGCGTTGTAGGCGGGGTGGTTGGTGTAGTCCTGGCTGGTCTGAGCCGCGAGGCTACAGCCGAAGACGGCAATCTGCGGGATCGAACCCCACGGCGCCGGAAGCACGAAGCCGAAGCGACGTGCGATCAAGCCGACGCCGGTGCCGAGGCCGGTCATGCGTCGATCAGGCTGGGCTTGTCGCCCGCGCGTGCCCCGAAGTCACGGGTGGTGCCGGCGAGGACCAGCCACTCCACCTCAACAGCGGCGTCCTTCTCGGGGTCGAACGTGACCCACACATCGCCGTCGATGGCGGTGACATACCAGACGCCCTCACGGTCGGCGGTGATGTCGACGTCGGCCGCCACCGCGCTGCTCGCCACCTTCTTGGAGGCGAGCGTGCGCGACGGGGCGACAGGGGTGGGGTGGGATGGGTTGCCCAGCGACGGCGCGGCCGTCAGGGCGATATGGACGTTAGCCATAGGAGGCTCCTTTCGGGGTTGCGCTAGTCGCGGACTTGCCAGTCTTCGGCGAGCATGTCGTCCTGGGTCGGCTGCCACACCCACGCGTGGAGCGAGCTGCCCTTGGAGGCGTAGGCCGGGGCGTGCCAGAAGGCGTCGATGTGGCCGTGATAGTCGACGACCTTGCCGCCGAACCGCGGGGCCAGTGGCGCGCGGTTGACGGTGAAGGTGCTGCCGTTAACGAGGTAGAGGAACGAGATCGGCTGCCCAGACCATGCGGCCCGCGCAACCTTCTTGCCCTCCTTCAGCGCCTTAATGGCGCCGCCGAAGTCCATGTCTTCCATTGATGTTTCCTAGTCCCAGAGCTGGATTTGCGCGGCCGGCTTCTTCGGCGCGGGCGCGGGCAGCAGGATCTGGACGCCTGCTACGAAGGGTTGGGTGACCAGGGCCAGGTCACGGTTCGCGGCGTAGAGCCGCTCCGTGTTGCCCGGGTGGTCGCCGTAGAAGTTGAAAGCGATGAGATCGAGCACGTCCCCCTGTGAGGTGACGTAGCTCGCCCCGCCGTTCGGCAGGTACGTGAAGCGCATGGCGACCTCTTATGCGTCGGGGAGTTCGCACTCGATCGAGGTCGTGTAGGGCGACGTCGATGAGAAGTTGTGGGTGACGGTGGTTGCCCGCCACTTGCCGTCGACCTGGTCGCGGAGGCCGATCGCCTCCACGTAGGCCTCGGCTCGAGCCATCGGGTCGCCGTCGATCTCGAAGGACGCCGACGCCTCACCGCGCTGCAGCTCCTTCGACTTGGCCTCGGCGTTCTCCTTGGCCTCGGCTTCCGAGGCGTAGGGGTCGCGCAGGAGGAAGTCCGGACCCTCGGCGCTGGCCGAGACCGACACCTCCTTGCGCTCGACCTCGTCGCGGTCGAACCAGGTGGCGGTCACGGTGCTGTGCTTGGGCTTGTCCTTGCGGGTGACGTTGTAGCTGAGGACGTTGACCGCATACTCCACCACGATCGTGGGGAGCTGCTGGCCGCTGACCGTCGTGCCCTTGCCGCGCTTCATCACCACGAGCCGGCCGGACTTCACCGACACCGAGGCGTCGAGCTTGTCGCCCAGGCGCGTGCTGAACGAGAGGTCGTTCTCTTCCGACTGCATCTCGTAGGGGTTGGCCTTGCTCTTGATCTCGGCGGAGATCGCGAGCTCGAGCCCCATGCGACCGGCGGCGGCCGAGAAGATGTCCCCGTAGGTGGGGAAATCCTCGACCTGGTAGTCGAGCACCCGCTTCTGCTTCTGCTCGCTCTTGGCGTCCACGGCCTGGGCGCTGATGGAGATCTTCTGCGGGTAGCCCGAGTAGGCCACCTGGTCGACCTTGTAGTCGCCGAAGTCCCGCTGGGGGCCGTCCTCGTAGCCGCCGACCACGTTGAGGATCACGCCCGTGCGCGGGGCGGCGACCTCGCCGTTTACGTCGTCGATCTCGAGCTGGATCGTGTCCGACTCGCGGCCGACGCCATCGCTGATCGTGAGCGAGATGCCGCGCCCGACGAGCTTGGACGTGATGTCCACCCCACCGGCCGACACCCTGAAGAACGGGCGTGCCATCAGAAGAACCTGAAGCTGGACCGCCCGGTGCCGCCGGCGGTGTATTTGACGAGGCTCATATCCACCTCGACCTTTTGCGGCGCGCCGGAGGGATGGAAGAACGACTGGCTGTCCCCGACGTCGCGGATGATCCATCGCCCGAAGACGACGCCTCCGATCGACACCATCATCATGGGGGTCTGTGCCTGGCAGGCAGCTCGGATGCCCTCCAGCTGGGCGAGCCCTGCCCCGTTCAGGTGGAACGGGAAGAAGGTGCTGGAGAGGCTAACCGTCTCTTCGCCGGGGCCGAGCAGGTGGATCGGAGGAGCCGCGCCGATCACCATCTGGCTTTCGGCGCGGCTCGACACGGACCGCTGCAGGCTCTCGAACGAATAGGTGGGCACCGCGAAAACGAAGGCACCCAGTCGCATCAGCGGCATCTGCTACTCCTTTACCCGTAGACGGGGCGGTCCTCCATCGAGAGACCGCGGGACCGCTGCAGGCTGGCGTCCAGCCTGCGAGCGACGGCATTGGCAGCGGCCTCGGGGTCGCTGGTCGAGATGTGGAAGGTGTTGTGGTTCGTCACCCCACCGCCGCCGTTGTTGTTGGCGCCGGTCAGCATCCGCTTGGTCTCGTCGGCATTGAACATGTGCCCGTTGCCCGACGCGTAGCCGAGCTCGGGGCCCTTCTCACCGGCGAGGAACCAGCCGTCCCACAGCGGGCCACCGCTTGCGCGGGCGCCCTCGATCGGCATCGGCAGGCCAGGGTCACCCCCGGCGTCGCCGAACATCTTCCCACCGCCGCCGGCAGTGCCGTTGCCGCCACCGCCGCCGCCGATCGAGTTGATCAGCCCGCCGATGCCGTCGATGGTCTCCTTCAGGAAGGGGACCGCACTCACGATGCCGTTGATGAGGCTGTCGATGATCGCCTTACCGATGGCCGCCAGGTCGATGCTCGAGAAGAACGTGATGATCCACGTCTTGATCTCCTCGACCTTCGCCTGCAGCGTCGCCATGCCCGAGGACATGCCGGTCTGGATCAGCGAGGGAAGGTTGCTGAGGAAGGTGACCACGCTATCGAGCAGTGCGACCTGAGTGTTGAGACCGATGGCGAAGGCCTCGCCGAACAGCCGCATGAACTCGGTGAACCCGCTCATGTCGGCGTTGGCGACCGCGCCAGCGATGCTGCTGATCAGATCCCACAGGCCCTTGGCGAACCCCGCAATCGCGGTGCCCCAGCGTCCGAGGGTGTCGATGGTCTCGGGGGAGATCCCCGACACCATGCCCTGGAAGAAGGCCACTGCCCCATCCACGGCGCCCTTGGTCAGGTTGCCGATGGCGCCGGCGATGTTCATCACCCCCTCACCGAAGGCGGTGAACACCGGCGTCAGGGTCTCGATGATCGGCTGCGCATCCGTCTTCAGCTGATCGAGGAACTCGAGGAACTTCGGAACGGCATTGACGACGGCCGCGAGCCCCTCGCCCACCTGCCGACCCCAGGTCGACAGATCGGCGTTGATCCACTGCCCACTGAAGGCGTCCGGCAGCTGCTGGAACCAGCCGACGACCTGCCCCAGCATCGCCACCGCCTCGGGCGAGAGCGCCTGGGTGAAGAACGTCTGGAGGCTTTGCCAGAAGAGCACGATGCCCTGCCAGTTCTGCACCGCCAGGTAGGCGAGCGCAGCGACGATCAGGGTGATCGGGTTGGCGATGAAGGCCACGACGCTGGCGAGGCCGGAGAGGACCAGGCCGAGCGGCGCGAGCACCGCGAGGGCCGCGGCGGCGTAGGTGCCGAACTCGAGGATCTTCGGGTTCAGCTCGGCCATCTTGTTGAGCCAGTCGGTGAACGACTTGATCATGCTCGAGACGGTCTGCAGCACCCCACTCTCGGCGACCGAGATGTAGAGCTTGCTCATTGCCGAGTCGAACTCGTTCACCACGCCGACGATCCCCTTGAGGCGCGTCGCCGCCATGCGGGCCGCCGCTCCCTCGACGTTGCCGTCGAAGGTGGCGAGGAGCTTGTCGAGGTCTTCCGACATCAGCGACATCAGGCGTGAGCCCTGCCGCACGTCCCAGATGTAGGACATGTCGACGGCGCTGGCGCCCTTGTCGTTGAGCTCCTTGAGGAAGCCCATCATGTCGACCTTCTCGGCGCCGGTCATGATCGCCTGGGTGACCGCGTCGCCGATCACCTCCATGTCCGCGCCGCTGGCCTCAACCTCCTTGGCGACCAGCTCCATCACTCGGGACACGAGCTTCTGAGGGCTGCGCTTGAGGATGTCGTCCTCGAGCAGCGCCTCGATCGGCCCCTTCACGTTGGCGAGGTCGTTGCCGGTGAGCGAGGAGACCGCGTCCTGGATGTTCGAGAAGTCGATCTTCTCACCCAGGGTGACGAAGTCGCCCATCTCGATGTTGAGCGCCTCGAGCTGCCGCTGTGCGAACAGCGTCGGCCGGAGCATGCGGACGATGCCCGAGCGGAGCGCCGTACCAGCCTCGGAACCCTTGATGCCGTTCTTCGCCATCACCATGAACATGGTGGCGAGCTCGTTCATCGGGATACCGACCGCCGTCGCGACGCCGCCGGCATACTTGAAGGCCTCGGCCATCTCGAGCACGTCGGCGTTCGACTGTGCGGCGGAGAAGGCCAGGACGTCGTTGACCTTTTCGAGCGACGCCGCCACCTGCTCGGCAGTGTCGGCCGGCAGGCGCATCGAGGTCAGAATGTTGGTCGAGAGGTCGGTGGCCGTGGCGACGTCGAGGTCGCCGGCGGTGCCGAGCTGGAGCGCGCCGCGGAGGGCGCCCATCGCCTGCTCGAAGTTCAGGCCCGCTTTGAACAGCTCGTTCGCGGCGTCCATGATCTGGTTGAGGGTGAACGGCGACTCGTCGTTCAGCACCTGGGCGTAGGCCTCGAGCTCCTTGCGCTGCTCGGCCGTGATGTTGCCGTAGGCCTCGGCCGCGTTGCCCGCCTTCTCGAAGTTGTAGACGGCCTCGGCCGCCTCCTTGCCGATGACGACCATCGGCAGCGAGAGAGCGGAGGCATCCGTGGCGGCCCGGCGCATGTTGCGGCCGGCATCGGCGACGGTGTTGGAGACCGCACGCATGGTGCGGACCCCGGCCATCACCCCGCTGAGGTTCGTCAGGGCACCGGTGATCGCCTTAGCGGGACCGGTGACCTGATCGACCAGGCGGAGGATGAGTGATGCTTCACGAGCTGCGGACGCCATTCATTTCCCTCACAACTCGGATGGCCTCCACCCACCACACCGCGAGCTCCTCGAAGTCCATTTCGAGGAGGTCACGACGCGGGAAGTGCAGGACAGCTGCTACGTCTGCGGCGTATTCGGACCATTTCCGCCAGTCGCATCGCTCGCCGCGAACGCCGACTGGGGCATAAAATCCTTGGAACCCGCCGAGATCGCCGCGAAGTCGACGGCGTCGAGGGCCAGGATGACCGCCGGAGGGACGCCGCAGAGGGCGCCGAACATCACGGCGGAGGGGTCAGCCCCAGGGATCTGGAGCATCTGCTGGAGGGAGAGGAGCGCGGCGCCGTTGAGGCGGCGGGCGGTGATTTCCCGATAGACCACGCCGCCGAGCTCGAAGGGCTCTTCCAGGGGGAAGGTCTTCGACCGGGGGCGGTCGTTCAGGTAGTTCGGGCCGGATGCGACAGGGGCGGCCGAAGCCGCCCCCTCGAGACCCGGAGTTGCCTTGACGATTTTATCCATTCGCGTAGCCCAGGATGGTGTTGATCGAGGCGAGTTCGTCGTTGCCGTTGATCACGCGACGCGGCGGGTAGGCCTGGATCTCGTGAACGACGTTGCCGGCGATCTCGTACCGGTAGGCCAGGATGCCGCTCATGGTGACCTCGAGGCCGCCCTTTTCGCCGCGCTTCCAGCTGTCCCGGGAGTGCTGGTTGAACTGCCCCTGGAGGACCACGACGTGGGCGTCGTGCTCACCAGTGAGGGTGTTCATCACCGCGCCGCGAGCGGTCACCGTGAGGAACTTGCCCGGACCCCGGGCAACCTGCTGCAGGATGTTGCGGGCATGGCCGGCGAACTTGAAGGTCGCCTCCAGCGCTTCGAGCGCCGCCATGCCGTGGTTGACGGCGAGGTCCATGCCACCGCCGCGGTATTCCTGCTGGACGACCTGCGGGGTAGGCAGGCCGATCTCCTCGCAGTCGATGCCGTGGTCCACCCCCGCGATATAGACGGTGAACCCCTGAAGAATGTCGCGCATTCGTATCTCCTAGCGTGACGGGTGGGGTTAGATCGCGCGGCCGGAAAGCCGGGCGATTTCGCGGATGGCATCTTGCCCGAGCTGCTCGTAGTAGCCCGTGTTCCGCGAGAACTGGAAGGTGATGTGCTCGATCGGCGCCGGGCCTTCCGCGTCGTAGGACACGAACAGGTGGCCGCTTGCCCAGCTCTCCTTCGTGTTCAGGCCGGCATCGAGCCAGACACGACCACCGAGCGTCGCCCCCATCGCCTTCCACTTGCGGAGGGCCTGGTTGACGGTCTCGGCGATGTCGGTCAGCACCTGCAGGCTGAACGGCTTGTCGATGAAGGGTTCGTGCGCCAGCTCGATCGAAGTGATGATCGTGTCGTGCGCACGCCGCACCGACCAGAAGGCCTTCAGGGTGTCGGACGACGGCACCCGGGAGCCCCAGAGCTTGAAGCCGCCGGAGGGCGACCGCACGATCGTGGACACCGAGTTGCGGTTGAGGAACTGGCTCTCGACCGACGGATCGGAGAGCGCGTGCTCAACAACGCGGTGTGCGCCGAGGATGCCCTGGATGACGTGGTTCGACGGCGAGAACCAGAAGCCCTCGGCATAGTCGATCTGCGCCTGCATGCCGGCGACGCGGGCAGATGCCGGTTCGCTGACGATGCTCGAGCCCTTCTGCACCTTAACGTAGGGATCCACGATCAGGAGGCGGTCGGTGTCGAAGTCCTGACGGTAGGTCACCGCGGCGGCCGTGGTCGAGTTCGGGCCGTCGACGACGGCGCAGGCGCGCAGGATGTTGGCGAGGACCACCATCTCGACGGCGACCGGGTTCGCCACCGTGCCGAGGGTTGCCGTGGCAACCGCGATGGTGGTGTAGCCGCCACCGGTCAGGACAACGGTCGGAGCAGCGGCATAGCCCTGGCCCGGGTTGTCGATGACGATGTCAGTCACCTTGCCGGTGCCGTCGATCACGGCGTGAGCTGCAGCACCCCACCCGCTGCCACCGGTGAACGTCACCACCGGAGCCTCGTCGTAGCCGGCGCCCTGGGTGCCGACAGCGATGGAGGCGAGACCGTCGGTCGGACGATGGCCGGTGAAGCCCGGAGCGATGAGCAGCTTCGGGTCGAGGTTTAGCAGCGTTTTGGCCTTACGCAGGGCATGCAGGCCGGTACGGGCGGTCGGGCTGCCGACGATGTTGCCCACCGTCTCGGCAAGGCCCGCACCCTCTTCGACGCGGACCAGGACGATCGTCTGCGAGACGCGGGTGGCCTGGTCGAAGATGGCGTTGATCGCGTCCAGCAGCGTGCCGGCGGCGCCAAGGGCGACGGGCACGTCGTTGATGCCGTGGATCGCGATCGGGGTGTTGATCGGCCACAGGGTATCGTCAGCGTCGGGGGCAGTGCCGATGAGGCCGATCACACCGGTGTCGATGGTGTTGACCGGGCGCGGACCGCTGTCCTTCTCCACGGTCTCAATACCGTGAAGGTAGATGTCTGCCATTGCAGATCTCCTTGGGGTGGGGCCCGGTCAACCGGGCGTTTTGATGGGGGTGGTTTCGCTGTAGACGCGGACCGCCACGAACATGACCAAGGCCTTCCAGCGAGGGACGCCCAGGATCAACATGGCCTCGAGGAAGATGCCGTCGGCCGTTGCGCGGTCGAAGGCTTCACCCGAGGGGGAGCGCCACGAATACAGGTAGTCGTGGAGCACCGCCGCAGCCGCGTATTGCGGGTCATGCGGCGGGAAGAGCCACCACAGCGCACGAGGCACGGTGGCGAGATCGGTCGGGAAATTCTCGGGGACGGTGACCGTCAGGCCGGAGCCCTTGAAGCCGATGTCGTAGGAGAAAGCCCGGGTTGTCCGGTAACCGCGCCCTTTCGGGTCGGGCGTCAAAACGAGGGGGGCGGTGAACCGGCCACCGCCCCCTTCGGCATTCGCGAACATGTTGAGCGCTCCTATCCGCCGCGACAGACGGTCAGCCAGCGCTCAGAGGCCTCGAGCCCCTCACCGCCGTAAACGTGGTCGCCGATGTGCTGCATCTTCATCCAGGGCGCCAACCAGACCTGCCCGCCCGTCTCGGCCCACCGCTTGCAGAAGTGGTAGTCCTCGGACAGGAGGATGTCGTCCTCGATGGTCATCCCGAAGTAGTTGTAGATCCGCTCCCGGACCCAATGGTCCGAGTTCGTCATGTAGCTCTGGTCGGGCCACTTCACCCGGATCGTGTCGAACACGGCCCGAGCGATCAGCATCATGCCGGTCGAGACGTCGAGCACCTCGAGCGGTTGCGAATGGTCGTAGTTTCGCGACTGCCCGGGGAAGTAGTTGAAGTGGTAGTAGCAGGAGGCCTGCTTCAGCTCCTCGGGCGTGATCTCGGGCTTCGCCAGCACGATTTCGCGGATGAAGCTCCAGTCGATGGTCTTCATCGGGTACGGCCCGCCGATCAGCTCCTTCTCGGCCACCACCATCCGAACCACGTCGACCGGGTCGAACTTGATGTCGGCGTCGATGAACAGAAGGTGCGTCGCGTCCGACTTCAGAAACTCGTTCGCAAGCCAGTTGCGGGCGCGCGGGATCAGGCTCTCGCCCTTGATCGTGCGCCACTCCATCGGGATCCCCAGCTGGGCAAATGCGCTCTGCAGGTCCAGCAGCGAGTTCATGAAGTCGGTTTTGCCGTTGCCGCCATACATCGGCACCGCGACGAAGATCTTCTTGCCGTCGAGCTTTCGGCCATCGAACCGGATCGGCTCACTCATGGCGCGGCCAGCGCGTGGGCGCTGTCCCACATGGCGTTCACGGCCGCCTCGTTCAGTCCCAGCGACCCCAAGAACGCCGCGTTGGCGAAGAGCGGGTTGCTGCGCCAATACATCCCGCCAGGAGGATCATCGAGCATTGAGAGCGCGATGGCGGAGAACGCCCCGTCAGGGTGCGCAGCGATGGCGCCGCGGAGGTTCGCCTCCCCGATCGACCCGGGCATGCGCACGATCGACCAGAAGCGCCACTTCTCAAGCGGCGGGTAGATGTTGTCGAGCTTGGGCTCGAGGTTGGGGTCCGGCTCCTCCTCGGGGGGCGGCGCCCAGACGCCGGCGTTGAGGGTCCACCCCGGCATCGCGGCGTCGTGCTGCACCATGCCGGTGTGCGAGAACGGGTAGACGTATTCCGGGTGCGCAGCGGCGTCCCAGAGCACGGCGTCAATCACGGTGTTGCCATTCATGATGGCGTAGCGCTTCTCGGTCATTTGAAGCTCTTCGGTCGGTGGTAGAAGGTCTTGTAGGCCCGGTGGAGCAGGTAGGGCATCAGCCCCGGCTTCTCCTCCGGCTTGTCACGGACGCGGACTTCCATACGCCACTCCTCGCGCTTGAACGGGAAGACGGCCATGAGGGGCTGGCCGGGCAGGATCTCCACCTCCTCGTCGCCGAGCACCATGCCTGGGAAGTTCACCGGCACCGGGTAGGTGTCGGTGTCCACGATCGCCGGGAAGAGGCGGAGCTTGGTCTCGATGTCCGCATAGAACGGCTGGTAGAACAGGCACGAGTAGCCCGGCGGGGTGATCACCGTCCAAGGGTTGCCGAGCTTCGGGTAGCTGTGCCTCCGCCCGTGGAAGGGGAACGGGCACTGCGCATGGGCGTGATGCTCGACCCGCTCGGTGTGCGAAGTCACATACTCGAGGCCGGCCGGGACATCACCCTCGGCCGGCACGTTCCGGATCTTCAGGTGCATCGCGGCTTTGATCACGTAGCCGCTGGTCAGATAGTCCAGCACCGGCACGCAATACTTCATCGTCTTGTTGCCGTTCGGCGCACCGCCGCGCACCAGCGCCTCGAGGCTCAGACCGCCTGCACCGATGTGCATGTCCAGGTCTTTATACCACTGCGGCACCTCCTTCTTGAGGGGTGCCACCGAGAAGTGGTCGGCGAGGGTCTTCTCGCCGACCTCGAAGATGATGCGCTGCGTCGTCATGTCGAAAGGTACTCTCTCACGAGGACAACGCCCGGCCCGCCGGGACCGCCGCCGCTGCCCGACTGGTTGGCGTTACTGTTGGTGCCCGCCGACCCCGCGTTGCCCCAATCCTTCAGGAGATAGGGGACGTTGTGGTTCGGGCCGGAGGACGGGTACGGGGTCGACTTCGGCAGGTTGGTGCTGGCCGTGGGAGCGGTGGCAGAGCCGCGGCGCAGTGACTGGATGGTGATCAGCGAGCCGAAAGTCAGGGACGTTCCGTCCGCGCTGTTGGTGTTCGCGGCCACGCCCATGTTGACGGTGATCGCGCCATTACCAACCTCCGCCTTGGAGCCGGACACCGCGACAGCCGCCGCGCCCTTCCCCGCGCTGCCGCCGGTGCCGGTGTTGCCGCCGACGCCCTGACCAACAGCGACGATTTGCGTCACCACCGCATCCGGGTCAGGAGTGAAGGTGCCGTTCACCTCGAACAGCGTCTCCTTGATGTGGGCGATGCTTGTGACGGTGCCCCACGACAGGGCGCCCGCGCCATCGTTCTTCAGGTAGCCGTTGCCGTTGGCGAGGTTGCCCAGCGTCGTGAGGATCGTCTTCAGAGGCTGGTAGAGCGCGTTCGCCTTGACCTTGAAGTAGTTATCCCACAGCTCGAGGAACGACACCTTTCGGGTGGCGTTGGCTGCGGCGCTGTCGGCCAGGTCGATGACGTCAGCGTCGATTACGATGGGCTTGGAGGTGCCCGTCGCGATCAGCGCTCCCCAGCCGGCGAAGACGCTCGCCTTCAGCTGCGTCCAGGTCCGCTTGATGAACGTGCCGTTCGAGAATTTCCGGATGCCGAAGTGGTCGGCGTCCGACACGGTCGTGTCGACGGCGTTCAGGATCTGGTTCTGCCCCGTGAGGCCGTCGAGCGCAGTCTGAAGGTTGACGACGTCGGAGATGACGTGCTGGTGCGCGCCCACCACGGAGGCCGGCGAGGCCGGCCCCCAGGTGCCATCCGACTGCTTCACCAGTAGGTAGCCAGCCGGCGCCGCAACTGTTCCGCCCACATCCGAGAGATCCTCGAGAGTGTGGGTGTGGTCTACCGCCGCCTTGCCCGCCAGCTCCGCCGACAGGCCGGTGATGTCGGCGATGACGTGCTCGTGGCTGACCGGGGCCAGCTCGGCGATCGCGGCGAACAGCAGGTGGATGTCGCCGTCGACCAGGTCCATCGCCTGCTGCAGCACAAGAACGTCGTCGGAGACGTTATTGGTCGGCACCGGCTTGGGATAAGCTCGGTGCACGGTGTTGGACATGGTCCACCCCTATTACATGACGGCGGCGCCGAGGTCCCCGAACAGCGGACGGGCAGCAGGCCCGCCGGTGATCGTGAACTTCAGGCGCCCCTCGATTGCGGAGATGCCGGTCGCCTCCATCTTCCGCTCCACCCATCCGGGCTCGGCGAGGACTTCGGTCGCGGCGGTTGGCAGCGAGATCCAGGTGTCGTCTGCCTTGTCGTACTGGGCCACCAGCGTCGAGCCGGCGGGAAGGAATGCCTTCATGTACGACGTGAGCTTCACCACCGAGCCGAGCTTGAAAGCGCGGGAGACGTAGGTGCCGCTCGTGGCAATCGTGCCCGAGACCAGCCACACCGGCGCGTAGAGCACCGGCGACAGCTTCTGGGTGCCGGTGAGCACTGCCCGAAGCTGCACGGTTTCGGTGATGAACTCTGTCAGCTGCAGCACCTGGAAGGGCAGCAGCCGCCAAACCTCGCCGTTGCCGCGGACGATCTCGAAGACCACCGAGCATGCCGCCGAGGGGAGCTCCACGACGGCGCGGACCTGAAGGTCGCTGGCATTCACCAGGTTGAAGGAGCCGAGGGGCACCGTCTTGGTGAAGCCGGGGTTGGTGAACTTGGCCGCCACGACCCGGAAGGTCATGTCGCGTTCGTTGTGAGGGGTCCAGGTCTTCGCGTTGGACGAAGACAGGTTCACACCAACCGAGTACGGCTGCGCGCCGACCCACTTCTGGTTAACAGCATCGAAGTCACCAAGGCGGGCGAGAGCGATCGAGTGATCGGCGTCGTCCGTCTTGATGACCATCGCGGCATCCGGCGAGGGCAGCGTCAGCACCGGGAAGTTGTAGCGAGCCGACTTCCAGCCGGGCACTGCGCCAAGCATGGAGACGAACGACTCGGCCATCACATCCTCGGTGGGGATGCCGTTCTCGACCGTCACCTGCTGGATGAGCAGCGGGTTGGCGGTATTGCCGATGTGGCACAGCTTGAAGTCGACGCCGACCAGTTGCCGAGCCTCGAGGACCGTGAAGGTCTGAGCCTGCGGGTCGTTGGCGATGCCGTTCGAGCCGATCGTCGTCTGACTGCCGCTGCTCTCCGGCGGCCGCTGCCAGCGCTCAATCGTGGTGACACGACGCATGGTCGTGATCTCGATCGTGCCCTGACCGACGAAGAACGCCCTCGCCTCCCCCGACGCCATGCCCACAGCTACCACCTGCTTCGTGCCGGCGGTGACGTTGGACGGAATGACGAAGGTGCCGGTGATCTGACCGGTGCCGTCGGCGGTCTGTGTGCCCGGGGGCTTCACGTTGACGCCGTCGAAGGTCAGCGACTGCAAGATCTCACCGGGGCCGAAGCCCTTGATGGTGAAAGCCACCGGGATCGAGCGGAGGAACTCAATCAACTGCTCGCGTTCCCCGAGCACCTGGGTGGTGATCGAGGTCGAGGTGAGCGGCCCGCCATCGCGGCGGATGCCCCGATTGAACTGCTGCGTCACCGGCGATGCCCAGGTGGTCTGCTGCTCGGTCCAGAAGTCCGCGGCCGGGGAGAGCGAGAGCGCCCCCGGCATCGGGTTGAAGTTCTGGTACGGGTTGATCTTCTCGCACAGGGTGTCGAGCTCCTGGGCGATGATCACCTCCTCGACCCAGTCGAGCATGACCGGGCCGTTGAGCGACGCCTGGAAGAAGGTCGGCGTGATCGACAGCTCCATGAAGCCGTCGGCAACAGACGCGGTCTGAGGCTCGCCGGCATCGCGGTAATAGTCGTTGAGGAACGGGTCGACGAACGTCCCCTTCTTCGCGGTCGGCTCTCGAGCGTCGATGCTCGACTTGATGCGCTCGAGCTGGACCAGGCGGACCTGGTTCTCGAGGACGCGAGCCATGCGGTCGATCTCGGCCATCGTGCGGCGATACACGCCGTCGTTCTCGACCTCCGGCGGCCCTACCCAGTTGTTCTTGATCTGGGCAAGCGGCAGCACGTCGCCGGGCGGGATCGGAGGCAGGGCTTTATCGAGCGCCTGCGCCGAGACGCCCTTCACGTAGACCGACTCGCCGAACTGGTTCAGGCAGAGCCGGTCGATGCGCGGCAGCTTGTGGTCGTAGCCGATCAGCACCTCAGTGCCGTCGACGCCGCCGGCGATCACCACCGTGAAGTCGGTGAAGCTCGTCGGAACCACGACGGCGCGGTAGCGATAGGTCACGTCGTACTGCGAGCTGACCGCAGGCTCCGGACCGGCCGGAGACCAGTCGATCTGGTCGCCGGTCTTCAGCCAGGACGCGGGGTTCGTGTACGTCGTCGCACCCTGCACGACAGAGATGATCGAGGTCACCGAGCTGTCGGGCAGGAGGTCGGCGCCGTGCACCGTGGTGCCGCGCGTGATGGACACCGTCTTCTGCTTCGTCACCAGCACCGTGTTGATGCCGGCGATGGGGAAGCGCGAGGTGGTGAAGGTGTTGGGGGTGGTGCCGACGAAGGTGTGGCTCTCGGCCGCCACCTCCCCGATGTCCCACTCCTCGAGCTGCGCGTGCCGGAGCGCTGCAGCGCGCGACCGCTTGAAGCCAAAGATGTTGGCGATGCCCTCTTCAATCGAGAACACCTGGTCGCCGCCCGATTTGCCCAGGGCGGTCACGCGGCAGCCCTCGACGATGTAGTGACCGTGCGCCTCGCGGTCGTAGATCGCGATCGCCTGGTTGATGCCGCTGAGGCTCGGCGGCGGCGTCTGGTCGATCACCGTGCCGTCGGAGAGCGTGTAGACCAAGACGAACGGGAGATCGCTGTCCGAGGAGGCCAGATCCCACGCGATCGACACCTTCTCGCGCGCCGCGCCGGGCTCGCCCTCGCTGAGGGTGCCAGGCACAAGCCCGAGCAGCGTCGGTTCGTCCTCGTGGTCAATCCAGACCTTGGTGACACGGACGCCGATCTCGACGCGGCCGACCATCGGCACGTCGTAGAGCGTGGCGAGGGCGACCGGGAGGACGTCGCCGCCCACGTAGATCCTGCCGGGGGTGAGCAGGATGCTCTCCGCCTCGGTGTCAACCACGGCCGCCGCGCCCTCGATCCGGTCGCCGTCCTTGGCGATCAGGCCGGCGATGCGGTTGTGGCGCTTGCGGGCGATCGACTGCGCCTCGTTCAGCTCGGCGGCCTGGATGTCGCGGTCGCCGACGAAGGTCACGTCCTGCCAGTCCGGCTGGGTGCGATCAAACGCGTTCGGGATGCCGCTTTCGTGCTCGTGAGCCATCAGAACCTCAGAAGAAACTTGATGTCCTCCCGCACGGTAGGCCGCAGCGGGATGTTGACGGTGGTGGTGGCGATCTCGTCGGCCGAGACGACCTCGTCCGGCTCGAGCCAGAGGCGGCCGGGCGGCACGCCACCGGCGCGCACCAGGTTGAAGGCGAGGGAGGCGGACGTCGCCACCTGCCCTGCCCCGTCACCGAAGCCGGTCAGGGCAGCGAGGTAGACGCGTCGCCCTGCCAGTTGGGGGCGGTAGCGGATGTTCGCCACCTTGTAGGCGCCGGCACTGTCGGGCTCGACGGTATGAGCGGCACGAAGACGCCGATAACCGATGACGCCATCCGCGCCGCGCAAGACCACATAGCCTTCCCGATCGGCGAACCAGGCGGCGAGCAGCGCTGCGCGGGCTTCGATGCCATCGGCGGTCCACGGGAAATCGGCCTCGTCCCAGGGATAGGTCATATCCTCCCAGGTGAGGCCGCTCTCGATCGTGGCGAGCCAGTTGCCGATGAGCGTGCCCTCAGCTTCCGTGAGCAGAGAGCTCGTCTCAGTCGGCCGGCCGAACGACCACAAGGGGCCATTCTCCCGCAGGCGGACGCCGCTCTCTGCCTCGAGGCGCGAGCCGTCCAGCCGCGTGCCGCCATCAGCGACCAGCGGCCCGACGTCGTAGTAGTGGACGCCGCGTCGGAAGACCGACCGCTTCGGCACCGAGAGGGTGGCGATGCCGTCGATCCGGTCGAGGTCCGGATTGTCGTTCGGCGGCAGGGTCGGGAACCGGAGCTGGAACGAGTTCCAGAAGATGCGGCGGGCCAACGCCTCCTCGATCGAGGCAGTGTAGTTGATGAAGCCCAGGCCCATCGCGACCGCAGCGTGGGTGCCGCGGATGCGCTGCCAGTCGATCCCCTGGTCGATCAGCTCGTAGAGGTTCGGCACATAGGGCCGGAGCTCGTCCAGGCCGTACTCGTAGACGAGGAACGGCAGGAAGGACGGGGGCGGGGTGACCAGCTTCGTTCCGCGGATCGCGTTGATCGGCGCGGTCACGTCGGCGACGGTGTCGAAGGCGTCGGCGAGCGCCTCCTCAAACAGGGTCGCGTTCGTCGGAAGAAGCTGCTTAAGCATCAGAACCCACGCCCCATGTTGGTGATGGTGATCGTCCCGAGCGAGGCAGCCTCATTGAACGGGACGGAGATGTCGGTGGCCGGCGCGACGATCTCCACGCGCTGCACGCCCTGCTGCATCAGCTTGGCGGTGAGCCAGGAGCGGGCGAGGTCGAACCCGAGGGTGTCGACCTTGTCCCACTCGGCGCGGAGGGTTGCCTCGAGGCCGGTCGCCACCGATGGAGCCGCACCGGGCAGCAGCCAGACGTTGGCGACGATGTTGACGACGTGCTTCACGGCGCCGCTGACGACGATGCGGTCGTTGACCATCCGCACCTCGGCATCCTGCAGCGCGGCGTCGACGACGGTCAGGAGCGCCGAGCTGGCGACCCCGTCAGGCTCCGTGCTGAAGACGGCAACGCGGATCGTAGGATCACGGCCGACCGTGTAGACGGCGGCGTCGGAGACGCGCACGTCCGAGGTCATCGCCACGTACTTGTAGCGAGGAGCGGTGCCGCCGGTAGACCTGCCCTGGATGGCAAGGATCACGCGATCGCGCAGGCGCTCGTCGCTCTCCTGGTAGAGCCGCACCACGTCGTAGAAGGCGGCCAGGTGGTCGAGGTCGGAGCCATAGGCGAACGCCAGAAGGTTCGCCCGGACAGCTTCGTTGATCCGCTGCCGGAGCAACACGTCGGCGTAGGTGGCGGCCTCGAGGAGGATCTTGGCGGGATCAACCTCGAGGCCTTGGACGTCGTAGGCGATCCCTACTGCGTCGAAGAGTGCGACCAGCTTGTCGACGAAGAGCTGCAGGCGCGCCTCGTAGTCGATCTCCTGGATGACGCCGGGCAGCGGCAAGCCGGCCAGCGCCTCGGGCAGCGTGGTCATGTGTTCGATCCTTAGTTGAGGTCGGCGGCCGCGATCGGGATGCGCAGGGTCTGGCGGGAAGCGCCCGCCACCTTCCCTTTGTGCCCGTCCGGGAGATACGTCCCGGTCATGGAGACGATCATCTCTCCGGGCGTGTCGATGTCGACGAAGATCTGGTCGATCTGGAAGCGGGGCTCGCCGTAGATCGAGTTGCGAACCTGCCGGGGCTCGAGCGCCTCGGCGATGGCGATGAAGAACTCGAGGAGGGTCTCTTCGTTCTGCGGCCGGTCGATGAGGCCAGGAACGTTGGACCCGAAGTCGCGCCGCTGGACGCGTTCCCCGAGTTCGGTGGTGACGATCGTCACGATCGACTGCGCCACATGGGGCCAGCCGACGAGGACGACGCCAGTGTTGCGGTCGATCCCGACGGAGCTCACTCCTTCACGACCTCAGCGGGCGGCGTCGGGGTGGCGGGCTGGGCGCGCTCGGCCTTGGTGATCTTGGCCTTCTGCGCGGCGAGATCGCGGGTCTTCTCGACCTGCCCCGTCATCTCGAGGTACTTGGCCTCTTCGACGGTGAGCTTGACGGTGTCGCCGACCTTGACGCGCTGGTCGTTGATCCAGTTGAAGCCGTCGGCGTCGCCGGTCAGCACCTGGTAGTTGATCTTCATGTCAGCAGTCCTTTGGAATTGAGAGGCCGGTGAGCGCCGGGCCAGGCATGACGTCCTGGTGTTTGTGGCTGCTGCCGATGTCGATGCCGTTGTGCGTGACGCACGGCCCCTCGATGGTGACCTTGCCGCGGAGGATGATCCGCGGCGACTCGATGACCCGGGTGTCCGAGGTCCAGAGGTCGGAGGTATCCCCGACCACCCGCTTCGCCTCGCCGCCCTTGTCGTGCGGCTGCTGGAACTGGCTGCTGTAGCCGCCCGGCAGGATCAGCCCCTTGCCGGGCTCGCCAGTGGGGGAGATCAGCATCACCCGCTCACCCACGGTGGGAGGATCCCAGTCGCGGATGTCGCCGGCGCGCTGCAGCCAGGGCACCTTCTTCGAGCTGGCGCCGTGGGCACTTACCCGCGCCAGCCCCTCGCCCGGGTAGATCTCTTCGACGCGGGCTTCGCGAAACGTGTTGTTTACGCGTCGCTGCAGTCGAACAACTTCAGCCTCCAGCGACGCGATGCGGTCGAGGAGGCGTCCGAACATGTCCATGTCGGGCTCCGAATTGCTGCGGCGACGACCTCAAGGCCCAGGAAACGGGAGGCCGAGATCGTCGCCGCGCACAGCGCGCAGGCGGTGAGGGATCGCCGCGCGCTATAGGGGTTGGCCGTGTTGGTTGAGCCAGGTCACCGGGGTGCCCAGCATCACGAACGGTTTCGGCGGGTAGCCGAGCCGATCGTAGGTGTCTTTCGACCACCCGAGGGTGCGAGCGATCCGATCCATTTCGGTTACCGCTGCGCCGCCGGCGTAGATCGCCTTCAGCTGCTGGCCGATGCCGTCGAACCCGTCCGAGGCCTCGAGCTGGTCGAGGAACGGTGCCATCCACGACGGGACGGTGGGAGCGGACGGCTCCGGGAGGCAGTCGGCTTCGTAGGTGACCTGCCGAGCGGCGATCTTCGTGCCGCCCTCCGTGGTTGCACCGCGCCGGCTGGTGATCTGCTTCGGGCCGTAGCAGATGGTCCGGAACACATTGGCCGCCACGTTGTCAGCGCGCAGGGCCTCGAAGATCTGGAACTCGAAGATGTCGAGCGAGGCCTCGAGCTCACTGTCCGTCACCGGCATGTTGAGCGTGTAGCTCGGCGTGTCGGCGTCCTTGCTGAGGATGCCGATCAGCAGCTCGAACGTGATCGTCAGCGACCGGGGCTCGGTGAGTTCCCGGTGCGCGACCGCGTTCTTGTCGTAGTCGGTGTAGATGACGCACATCGGGTAGGCGACGTCCTTGTCGACGCTGTCGACCGGCTCGATCTTGCTGTCGTAGATGTGCGGGCCGGCGAGGGTCGGATACGGCCCCACGCCGAAGTTGTTGAGCGCCGTGACGATGGCCGTCCGGAGAACGAGACGATTGAGGCTCATGCCTGCTGCCCTCGCTGCACGAGGCGCAGCTCCATGCGAGCCAGGCCATCGCGCTGATTGTCCATGACCTCGAATTGGGGGAGGTCGGCTTGTGGCGTCCCGTCGTCGTTCAGCATCTCGATCAGGTCACCCTGGCGAGGCTCGAGCAGCGGGTCGGGGAAAAACTTGCGGTCGATCGACAGCAGCGGCTTGCGGCCGACGGACACGGCGCGAAGGTCGTTGGCCTCGCGGTAGCTCTTTCGCACGCCCAGCTCGAGGCCGTACTCGGCGCTGGTGTAGTCGAAGATGCCCCACAGATCGTCGCGGGTTCCGCGCTCGGGGTCTGCACGGCGGCGGCCGTTCGGGTCGACGCTGTCCCGCATGGGGATCCAGCGGAAGCGCTCCTTGTTCACGCGGTCGACGGTCGCGGAGACCATCTTGTCCAGGCGCTTGAAGATCGACATCGGAGAAGCTCCCTCAGAAAAGGGGAAAGGGCAGGATGGCGAACCACCCTGCCCCACTTGGTTAGATCGTGAAGGACGCGCTGAGACGGACCTCGCCCTCGGCGGACGGGTTGGCAGCGGCCTTGGTGGCGACGCCGATCAGGGCGTTGGCACCGGCAGCGGCCGCAGTGGTCGCCAGCTTGGTGGCGTTGTCCCAGTAGATCTTCGCGCCCTGGGTCCAGGCCTGCGCCGAGACCTTGGGGAGCGCGTAGACGCCAGTGAGCGAAAGCTCGACGTCCTCGTCCTGGGCAGCCTTGCCGTTGGCAATGCCGAAGAGCGAGCCGACCAGGAGGCCGGCGCCGCTGAGGACGCCGCCTGCCGGAGCGGTGACGGTGATCACGTTCCCCGGCTGAATGAAGTTCTTCATATTTTCCTCTCGTGAGGTTGCTGGAAAACGAAAGGGCTCCCGAAGGAGCCCATTTCGTCGTCAGTGGTGGTGGGGAACGCTTACGCGCCGGGGTGCCGGACGAAGCCCTTGCTGTCGAGCGGGGCCGCGCCGAAGTCGAGGCGGACCTTCACCTCGAGGCCGTCCACGTCGAAGCCGAGGCGGCTCTCAGTGTACGGGCCTTCGTTACCTTCGAGGTACGCGTACTCGATGGTGTCGATCTGCGACGGGTCGGCCACGAGGTAGAACTCGGTGGCGGACTTCTGCGACAGACGACCCTCGACGATCGGCTTCAGCTTGCGCATCGACTCGGGCGTCACGTTGCCCGGGACGTTCGGCTGGAACGAGCCCAGCAGCTGCTCGGCCTTGAGCTCGAGTTCGGTCGGCAGGAGCACGAAGGCCGGACGGAGGTTGAGGACCGTCTTGCCGTCCATGTCCAGCTGCTTGCCCATCAGGGTGCGGCCGGCGGCGAGGCCGTCGACGCCAAAGCCAACGCCGCCAGCGGCGATGTTGGAGTGGCTGGCGTGGAACAGGCCGTTGCCATCCGCCATCTTCACGTTGTTCGTGATGACGCCCCAGACGGTGTCGCTCTCGAGGTTCGCGACGGCCTTACCGAACTGCGACGGCAGGTCGGTGAAAGCGCCGAGATCGTCGTTGATCAGCACCTGGCGGGTGACGGACACAACACGACCATAGGTCGCGATCTTGTAGCTTTCCTTGCCTTCCTTCAGCGAGGTGCGCTTGAACTCGCCGCTCTCGTTCACCTTGAGCAGCTCGCCGGCGCCGCCGAGGCGGGCGCGCGTCATCTCCTTGAAGTCACGCGCGGTGCCCTGCTTGCAGAACTCGCGCCAGGTCTGCGGGGCAGCCTGGTAAGCAGCAAGGAGGGTGCGGTTGGTGACGCTCTCGAGGATGATCGGGAAGTCCGAGGTCGACTGGAACGAGCGCTTGGCGATGTCGTCGTAGGTCATGCCGCGGACGTTGACGCCAGCCTCGCGCAGCGACTCGCGGGCCATTTCGATGAGCGACAGGCCGCGGTACTGGCGGCCGGCGTCGGTCAGCTTGGTGCGGGCCGGAGCCGAGCGGTTCAGCAGCGCGTTGGTCATCGCCTCGCGGCGGGTAGTGACCTCGTCCTGCTGCGCATCGCGCACGGTGGCGTCAACCATCGGGGCGGTGGGCTGGCGGGACTGGCGGGCTTCCATGCCATCGAGGATGGCGTTCCGGAACGACTGCACGTCGTGGTTGCCGGAGATGGCAGCGTCGCGGGCAGCGTCAGTGACGCCGTAGCGAGCGGCCAGCTGCAGGATGGTCGAGACGCGGGTGGTCTCGGCAGCGCGGATAGCATCCACGTCGACGGCCTGCTGGGTGGCAACGGGGGCCGGGGCAACGACCGGGGCCGGCGCAACCACGGGAGCGGCGCGGGTCTCGACGACGGGCGCCGGGGCAGCGGCAGCAGCAGCGGCCACGCGAGCCGCTTCGGCGGCCGCGATCTCTTCAGGGGTCATAGTCTCTTCCTTGGGTTCGACCGCAGCCGCGGTCTCGGTGGTGTCGTCCCTGGTGACGACTTCGACGTCGTAGACGCCGTCTTTGGGCTCGGAGCGAGCGTGCGCGCCAGGATCGGCCGGGATGGGGACCGCGGAGAGCTCCATCGGTTCCCAGTCGGTCGCGCGGAGGATCGGCAGCTTCTCGCCGTCGCCCTCGATCTTTTCATAGCGGTGGGTTTTGTACCCAACGCTGATGAGCAGCGGGATGCCGTCGCGGGTGTCCTGGAGGATCCGTTCGGCTTCGTCGCTGCGGGAGAACTTCACCGTCGCGTAGCCCTTGCCACCCTCGATGCGGGCCGAGCCGGGCACCACCGCACCAAGGCGGGAGCCCATCGACCAGCTGTCGTGGGTGTCGAGGAACGCTGCGCCGGCGTTGAGGCGCTCGAGGCGAACCGCTGCGCGGTCCATCGAGAGCTCCTCCATGAAGAAGCCCTCGTCCCAGCTCCAACGCTTGACGGCCGCGCCGGCGGCGAAGATCACCTCCACCGTGCGGGCGTCCATGTTGACGCTGTCGGACCGGACCTCGAGAGCGATCCGGCCGTTGTCGACCTTCACGCTCTTAGTCGGCTTAGTCATTTTGCGGTTGCCTTCTTCTTGGCGGCCGGCTTCGCAGCCGGTGCCTTGGTGGAGGACTTGGCGGCGGGCTTGGCGGCCGGCTGCTTGTCCTTCGTCGGGGGATCAGTTTCCCCGTCTCCCCCATCACCGCTGGCGTCGCCGAAGATCTGCGCGAGGCCCTGCTGAGTGGTATTGCGGGGGTCGCTGTCCAGGACGATGCCGGCGCTGTCGAGCAGCAGGTTGATCGCCTCGATCTCGCTCAACACCTCGTTCGGGTCGTAGCCGTAGGAGGCCACGACGTCCTGCCAGGACCGGAGACCCGCACGGATGGCGAGGATGTCGGCCTTGACGTCGTCGATCGGATTGATGAACTCGAACTTCGGCGGCACCCACTTCACGGGGATGGTCACGCCGTCCTCGATCAGGCCCTGCAGCTGCGCCGTCTCGATGAACCAGTCCCAGATGGGCTGGCAGAACATCGGGATGATGTAGTGCTGCTGGATAGCCCGCACGAAGCGGCGGAACTCGATGATCCCCACGCGCGCCGACGAGAAGTTGACCGTGGAGAGGTCGCCCGTCAGGAACTCGTAGGGGATGCGCAGAGCGGCGGCGATCTTCCGCAACATCGTCCGGGTGAACGGCTCGTAGCCGGCCGACACCGAAGGGTTGTTGAAGTTGATCTGCTTGCCGCCACGCGAGTAGGCGATGACGCCCGGCTCGAAGCGCTCGAGGACGTTGCCGTTGGCGTCGGTCACCTTCGAGGTGATGCCGGTGTCGTTCGGATCGTCCTCGCCCGGGGTGACGATCGCGACAACGCAGGCCTCGATCTTCTTCCGGACAAGCTCGGCCTGGTCGTACTCGTCGGCGTCGCGCATCGTGACGATGCCAGGTGCCAGCCAGGTGACGCCGCGCACCGTGGGACGTCCTGCCTCGTAGAGGTGGGCGATCTCGTCGGCCTTGACCAGCGTGCTTTCGCTGTTGCCGGCGCCGGAGGTGTTCGACGAGCCCGGGTGCTTCGAGCGCAGCCAGTAGCCGAGGCGGGCACCCTTCTGGTCGAAGACGATACCCGACTGGACAACCTGCTTGCCCTTGCCCGCCGTCTTCGTCGTGTCGAGGAAGTCCGGCTCGAGGAGCTGGATCTGCAGACCGACGAGCGGGTTCTCCGGGTCGACGAGCTTCGGGCGGTAGACCTGCCGGCGGGCCAGCATTTCGCCGCCCTCCACCATGCCGCGCACCGCCTGGTACTGCTTGGTGTAGAAGGTCGCCTGCCCGGCCGGATCGCACTTCTTCGACCAGATGTCGAAGATGCGGTTGATCTCCTTGTCCTTCTCCGGGTCACCCGTGTTGGCGCGGGGGATGATGCCCTCGCCGACCAGGTTGTCGGCAAGGATCGTCACCGCCTTTGCGGCGTGCGGGTTGTTCCGGACCAGGTCGCGGGCGCGGTGCCGGAGCCGGTCGCCGTTGGCCGAGATTTCGGCATCGCCGTCGGTCGCGCTGGCGTTCCAGTTCTTGAGCCGGCGGCCCTGCGCGGCGCCGTCGTAAGCGCGGAGACCCTGAAGGATTTCCATGCGCTGACGCGACACCTCGCGACGGAGCGCCCAGCCGGGCGCCACCGTCGAGATAGCGGTTTCGAGGAAGCTCACGAGGTGAACCCTCCATCGAACTCAGCCAGCGAGGAGCTGGGCAGCGGGCTCGCCTTGGCAATCTCCGCCTCGAGCGCCTTGATCGCCTTCGCCATCTCGGCGTCGGACTTGTATTCGACGTCCCGTTCCCGGAACTTGATGCGACGGGCGCCGCTGAACCGTGCCCTTTTGAGCTCGATCAGCAGCTCCGCCATCTCTGCGGGGTCCATTACCAGATGCTCCCTCCCCCGAGCCAGCTGTCGGAACGACTGGTCGAGGTCTGCTGGGTTTCGGTGGTGCGCCGCTGGGGCTTCTCGCCCCGTTCGGGGGCGGGAGCGTCCTCGCGGAGCTTGATGACGTTGAGCATGGTGGCCGCGGCCGCCTGCATCGCCTCGCAGTCGAAGTAGTGGTTGTCCTTCGACTTCTGGATCCAGACGGCCTTGCCGCTCGCGTTCTTCACGCGGGCTTCCGAGACCATCTGCCGGCAGTAGTCATCGCTGACGTCGCCGGGCAGCGCCCAGCCACCGGGCTGCTCGGGATCCCACCGCAACCGCTCCTGCACCCACCGCTTGAAATAGTCGGTGTCGAGGCGGAACAGCTCGAGCGCGTTCGGGATGACCTCGCCGTTCTTGTTCACGTCGATCGCCGAGCTGACGATCGGGCGAACCATCGCCGAGGAGGCACCCTTCGTCGCTCGGACGAGGCGCTTGTGCTTGCGGGCGAACTCATAGACGCGGTTCAGAGGAACCTCGTCCTTCTTGCCCGGACGGAAACCGGCGTCGACGATGACAAGCCGGAGGGGGATACCGTCGTAGGTATCGTAGATCATGCCCTCGAGCGTATCCCAGACGGCCTCTTCAGCCGTCTCGCCCTGCAGGAAACCGGCCTCAACCAGCCAGGATCGAGCGCGAGCGCCCCACCCTCGGACGGTGTAGAACATGCCGTTCTTCTGCACGTCGACCGTCATGGTCAGGATGCGCACGCCGCCGACCACCTGGCCGGAGACGTATTCTTTGGAGCGGAGCTTCGCGACCTCGGACCAGTCCGGGACGACGCCGCCGGTCGGGCTGTAGAGTTCGCCGAAGCCGCCGTTCACCACCGCCTGGATGGCGGCAGGGTCGCGGGAGAGCACAGCGGTGACATACCGCTCGGCTCGATCGCCCCAGGACTTGAACGGCGAAGCCAGCCCCGACACCCAGAACGAGATCGTCTCTCGCTCCGGCGGGTCGCCGACCACCGTCCCATCCGGCAGGATGTGCTGCCCGGGCGCGACGAAGACGCCGCGCTCGTTCATCCACTCCTTGGTGTTCTGGTTGCCGATCAGCTCCTGCTGGTAGATGTCCGTGCCGCAGCACGGGCACGACAGGTGCGCGGTCCGCTTCGCCATCACCGGGTCGGAGGGCATCTCCTTGCCGGTGTCGCTCGTCGGCTTCTCCCAGCGGAGATCCTTGAAGCGCGGGATGAAATAGTCCTCGCAGTGCGGGCACGGCCACGCCCAGTGATACTGGGTGCCCGACAGCCACAGCCGCCAGATGGTCGACTTGACCTCTTCGGCCGTCTCGCTCTGCCAGAACTCGAGGCCGCTTTCGGGGTCGCGTTCCACTTCGTTCGGGCCCTCGCTGGGGGTCGACACGATGGCGTGGACGAAGTCGGCGTAGGTGTCGCCGCGGATGTCCACGAGGTCGATCGGGTTACCGGCGCCCTTGACGTTGCTCATGAGCTCGTCCGCCTCGTCCGTGAGGGCGAGGCCGAAAGGGTCGGACTTCAGGGCGGACGACGAACCGCCATGAGCAAGACGCAGCGGCACGCCGCCGATCTTCTTCATGGTCTTCTTCATCGTGCGGCCGCGCGTCACCTTGCTCGACAGCACCTTTGCGCCGTCGAGGAGCTCCATTACGCGGGGCTCCCACTGCTCGGTGATGAACTGCTTGGTCGGCCCGAGGTAGAGCATCGGGATCGGCGAGGTGTCCATGCGCTGCCCGATGATGTCGAGCAGCGCCTCGGACTTGCCCGACTGCGCCGAGATCACCAGCACCACGCGCTTGTGGGTGCGGGCGTCGACGGCGCGCTCGAACGCGATGATGTAAGGCGTAACGTTCGGATTGCGCTTGCCGGGCATGCCGGAGGTGGGCGGGTATACGCGGTTCGCTGCGCCCCAGGCGTCAGGCGTCATCCTCGTCGGAGGCTTCAGCAATCGGCACACCCGTGCGGAGAGCTCGCTGCTCTTTGCCGAAACCATCGGAAAGCTCTTTTCGGACATCGTCGCAGGTCGCCTCGAGACGCTTCCGCTCGGCCAGGTCGCGGGTATGCCGCGCCGGCAGGCCGGAGATGGTTTGGACAAACAGGCCGCAGACGTTGTCGACGAACTCCATCGCCTCCTTGAGGGTGATGAGCTGCCGGTCTTCACGGCCGATACGGATCGCGAGTTGTTCCTCGCGCTTGGTGCGGAGCCCGTCCGCCGCTGCCGGCGCTGCCTTTTCGGTCGCCGCCTTCTCCTTGAAGGCCACATACCGGGCGACGTTCTCGGCCACCGGGAACTCTGATCGCCCCTCGCGCACCAGCACGCCGTCGTTCATCAGGTTTCGGACCTGGCGATCGGTGATGCTGAGGATCTTCGCCATCTCCTTCTGGATGACGTGATCCGGCATGCGGCGCTCCAGGGGCTTGTCTTTGGCCTCGCGCTGGCGGGGCTTCGTGGCAGGGGTGTTGCGTGCAGCCATGCGGCTACCTCCTCACTGGCGGCGTGGTGGGCCGGGGCGCATCTTCGTAGGGCTCGAGCACCAGCTCGGGGTACGAGAAGCCGGCGAGGTTCACCCGCCAGCGGATCCAGTAGCGCTCGAACCAGATCATCCGGCCGTCGGACAGCACCTGCGGTGCCCAGGCGTAGCGCCGGCGCCACTGGCCGAGCTGGCTGTTCTTGATGCCGAAGATCATCGGAAGGTCATCCTCCCCCTGACCAACTGCCCCACGTCGGGCCGAAGGCTCGGATAGCGATCCCTGATGCGCATCAGGTACGTCTGCAGGTTGCGGGGCTCGCCGAGCCACGCCCCCCAGCGCATTGCGAAGCTCAGTGGGCACCGCTCCATTTGCAGCGGGCCTCCTGGCCGGTGAGGTCGTAGACGGCGCAGGTGCGCTGGAGCGCAGCCACGCCGATGACAATGGCCGCGACGCCGGCGGCAATGCCGATGACCACCGCGAGGGTGATCAAGCGCTGCTGCCACGTGGCCGGCGGGTCGTTGAGTTCCTGGCGCATGAGCGCTCCTGTCCCGTAACCGTTCAGTGACGCCCCGGACCTGCCGGGGCGCTGCTGATCGATCTGCTATGCGGGGGGTTTCTTCTTCGGCTCGCTCTTGTGGCTCGCGAGCGATTTCAGGTCGCGGACCTGCTCGCAGTAGCCACCGGGGCGATCCCACTTCACCGGGTGAGCGGTGGAGCACGACACGATCGAGGGAGCGGCGACGGCAACTTCTGCGGTCACCAGCCCGGTCGCGAAAGACGACAGAGCGAGTGCCGCGACCGCCAGGATGGCGGACAACAGCTTCTTCATTGGACGTTCCTTGGTTGAGTTTGACGGCGCCAGGTTCGTGCGCTCGCCATCACCGAGGCAGTCGGCAATACGCCGGCATGCCCGCTGTCTCACGACGGGTGTCGGCTGCCGACCACCTCGGGATTAGTAACGCATCAGTTTCGCGACGCGTTTGGAGACCTGCCGCTCGAGCTCCGGTGGACCGAAGGTCAGGAACGTCGAGAGCGACTGGTCTTTGTCGATTTCCTTGCCCAGGGCCGGACCGTAGAGGCGTCGGATCTTGAACCCGGGCGCTCCACTCTTGCCGAACCGCCCCGTCGCATCTCGCGGCTGGGTCGGCTTGTGGCCGTAGGTCCAGAACGCCTTGGGCAGGCGACCTGACCCGGTCGTCGCAGGGATGAGGGCGAAGAATCCGCCGCCCTGGGCGAACGACCGCTTGAAGGTGCGGGGCGCGTTCCAGACTTCGGACCGGACGAAGCCCTTGTCGATGGACGAGCGGCCCTTATTGAAGGATGCCGCTACCTTCCCCCTCGGCGAGAGGGCCCGGAGACCCTTGTAGGTCTCGATGGGCGCGCCCTTTCCACTGCCGCGGATCTCAAATTCGAGCCTCGCCGGCCGGGAAATGCCCCTCATGTTGGGCACCACGTAGCCCCGGTATCCTCCGGCAGTGACCGCCATCTGCTTGGCGACGGCCCGCTGGACCTGAGTTCGCGTTTTTCGACCTGCGTCTATGACCCCTCGATGCAGCTCCAAACGGAAGTTTGGGCGCTGAATGAGTTTTGGGATGTCCTGGAAACGCACGAAATTCGTGAGCTTTTTGCTCACCACGACCTGCATTCCAGGCCTCCTTTACACCGCGAGCAGCAGGCTCGGCTGGAAGGGCGCCGCGAGCGACGCGTTCTTCTTGATGTTGTCCATCGCCCACAGAGGCTGCAGGTTGCTCAGCGCCCAGGCGCGGCAGAAGTCGATGTCCTCCGGACGCTCGAAGTTGAACGCCGCGAGGGGGATGATGTGGTCGACGTGCCACTCACCGTAATTCTCCCAGGTCATACCGGGGAGGAACTGCTTCTCAAGGTGAGCGACCAACTGGGCCGACGAGTACCCGAGCAGGTCGTAGGTCCGCCGGCCGAACTTCGCGCCGCGGGCCAGCGTGTCCGACACCCTCCTGCTGACGTTATGGTTCAGCCGGATCTTTGGGTGCTGCCGACGCCGAGCCCGGGCCGCGCGCTCCGTTTGGCGGATGCGCTCCGCATACTCGGGGTCAGCCGCCATACGGAGGCGTTGTCGCTCGGCCGCCGCCCTGTCGTTGGCGCGCTTCTTCTCCGGGTTCTCCCTCGCCCACTTGGCGAGGCGCGCGAGATGTGCGTCACGGTTCCGCTGGCGCGAGGCCTTCGCCACCTCCCGCTGTTTCTCGGGGTTCTCCCGCCTTTTCAACCTTGCCCGCTCGTTCTGCGCCGCTCGCTGTTCCGGCCTCATCCGCAGCCTGGCCTTCTCGCTCGTGCATGCCTTGCACGCCGTCGCGTAGCCCGAGCGCGACTGCTTCACGCGGCCGAACATCTCAAGGGGCTTTGTCTGAGCGCAGCTAGTGCAGCAGCGCCCCTCCGCGAGCTCTCGATCCAAGCGGGCCTGACGGCGCGCCGCCGTCGCAGCCTTCCCCTCGGTGGCGAGGCGATGCGCCCTCCTGGCCGCGCGCTGTTCGGCAGCGGCCTTGCGGTCAGCCTTCCTTGCCGCGACCTCGGCCGCGCGCTCTGCGATCGCCGGTGCGTTCTTCTCCCGCAGGCGAGCCTTCCGGCGCTCCCCGGCCTCGTGAACTTTGTCCGGGTTGGCTGCCTTCCAAGCAGCGGTCTCCACCATCCTGCAGCTGCGACAGACCCGCCTCACCCAGGGGCGGTCTGTCTTAGGCAAGTAGTAGAAATCTGCGGCAGTTTTATTCACATCGCATACACTACAGACGTGAAAACGCTCGGCGTCGCTGGACGCCGGCACAACAGATGCCGTCATTTTCTGATGTTCTCCGGGGCTCTCGCCTTAGTGTCGGGCACCGGTGGGCTGATTGCCGCTCTCGGTGCCGTCACTTCCGGTTTATACGTTGTGAATAAGTAGGTGTGAACCCACCGCTATTCGTATATTTCGCCCTCAAAAACCTCGCTGAAACCCAGCGATCTCGGTGGTTTCAGCTGCAAATCGTGGGCCGCGCGCACGAAAGCACCAGCAAATCCGCCAAAAGGAAGCGGAAACGTCGATTTCGGAGGTCGAAAACCTCGCTTTCCTTGCGCTGCGCCCAGCC